GGGTGGATCTGGTTCGGCAGGTCCAAAATCGACAGCAGAGAAGATTTTTGGTCCGCGCTAGTTGCTAGTTCAGAAAGCTAGTTATGGCAATACTTGGTCTCATTGGTTCGGAGTCGCTTTCGACTTACCGATTCAAAAATATTCGTCGGAGTGTCTTCTATGACTATCCGAATGGCGTGGCTCCGTTGACGGGGCTGCTTACGTTGCAGGAGGAAGAATCAACAAACGACCAGCAATTCTTCTGGTGGGAGAAAAGGTTGAAGCAGCAGAGGACTCTCACAATAACTCAAGGTGGTGCTAAGGGGCCATTCTTGACTGCTGCTGGAGCCGATCTTGGTGATGCTGGTCCCGGAGCGACGATGGTGGTTCAAACGAACTACCGCGTGAATGTGACTTCCTCGGCTCAATTTCGCGTTGGTCATGTGATTCGTATTCCAGTCACCTGCGAAGCGGCAACTGTTAATGATACAGTTTTTGGTGTTATTAACCAAATCGTATCAGCCACGATTATCCAATTTCAGTGCTTGAAGGGGATGAATGTGGCAAGCTTGAACCGGGTGGATAATGGAACTGGTGGTGCAGGAGAAAACGTGGGAGTTGAAGTTCTCGCAGTTGGTTCCGCAGCACAGGAAGGACAAGTTGGAGCAGGATTAGCGGTTTATAATCCCCCAGTGCAAATTGGGAATTATACCCAAATCTTCCGCACAGCCTTCCAAATCACTGGTTCGGCGCTCAAGACCTCGTTGAAATATGACGAGACTGGGGCTTACAAGGACCAAGCGAAGGAGGCTTCGTTGGACCATATGCGAGGTATGGAGTTCGCACAATTGTTTGGTGAAAAAACGGTCAACATTGACCCAGTCACCAACTTGCCAACTTACACCACAGGTGGTCTTCTTTACTTCCTTAAGCAATGGGAGTTGGGTTCTGGCTATGAAGTTGATGCTTCCTCGCTGGACACTGATGATGGAAAGCGCATCATCACCAACTCGAAGGGCTATGTCACCGAGAAGGAATTCGACAACTACCTTGAACGAGTTTTCCGGGTGACAAACAACAAATCCAACGAGAAGTTGATTCTCTGTGGCTCCGGGGCCTTGAACACGGTCAATCGCATGTATAAGGGCAAATCTGTCCTTCAAGCGGTTGACAAGGTTGACTCTTATGGAATGAACGTGACTATGCAGGTAACTCCGTTTGGCACGGTCTATTACAAGACTCATCCTTTGTTCAACCAGAATCCCACGCTTCGGTTCAACATGCTGTTTATTGAAATCGGTAACCTCCGCTATCGCTACTTGGATGGCCGGGACACTGAACTTCTCGATGAACGTCAACCAAACAACGCGGACTACAAGGAATCAGAATGGATCACTGAAGCTGGCCTTGAAGTGGAAAAGCCGGAGTCCATGATGTATATTCAAAACATGCAGGATTGGGCTCCCTAAGACAAATTCAACGATTGAAAATGTATGGCAGCAATTCCTTCTAGTTATATCACCTATACACGACGTTGGTCGGAGGGAGGTCAAGCGAGGAAAGACCGAACGGTCAACCTCATTGTGATCACTGTTCCGAAATCCGATGCCACGGCATATGGTGATGCGACAAATACGGTTCCAGCAACGATCTTTGGCCTAAAAGTGCTGGAAGAATGTGATGGTGCGGTGGATAACTTGAATAATCTTGTTATTTGCTCACCATCTTTTGACGGAGTCAACGTCTTAACCTATGACATAACGAACGCTACTGATGCAACTCGGAATGCGCCCGCGGCCATGTTTAAGAGGATTGACATAAACACACCGGGAGTCTTTTATCTTCAAATAAAAGGCTACTAACAAAAGGAAACAAATGAAAATACCGAACCTTCGAAAACAAGTTATCACTTCCACAGATGGAAAGCGGGTGACTGAAACTTCTCAACTCTCTGGTGAAGCAAAGCGCTCGCCAGTTGAAAACGAGAAGAACCAAACGGTTCAGGAATTCACCGGCAAGGGCAAAGGCTCTGGTCCGTGGGGCGGTGAAAATACTGGAAGCTGAACATGCTCCTTGCAGACTTCAAGCAGCTTGTCCAAGACCACTTGAATCGAGCTGGTGCTACGTTCGACGTAGATACGCCCGGTCGTGTGGACAAGGTCATAGCGGCAATTAACAATGCGAGATCGTTCGCACAGAAGTTGCTCAAGTTTGAGGCTGCAAGGTGCTATTGTCAGCTTTCAGTGGACAAAGAAAACGGGGGTAATCTCTCGACGGCAGTGCTTGCGTCTGATGGGATTACCCCCGTTAAGATTAGAAATATCGAACATGGATTCGTGGCCCCGGTTGGAACGACGAATTACTTTCCCATTGCGGTAGCACAAAGGAACAATCAGCTTGAGAGGTTTCGTAAGGGTCATATTGACTATCGAGCTTATGAAACTGGGCGCGGGGTAAGAATTGGTTTTCCTCCAGAGGTCATCAAGGATGGAAACACAATTTGGCTCCAACCTTGGCCAAATGAATTTGGTGATTTTGCAACCACAGTAAAGCTTCGCGTGGTTCAATGGATGCCTGACCTTTCTCAAGGGGTGACAGGAATCGTCCAAGACATCTTCCCGGGTGGCTTTGTTGACACGAACGCTCAATTCCTCACTAATGGAATCCGAGTTGGCGATCTTGTCACCAATAACACCACCGGGGCACAATCAAGGATTTATGGTCTCGATGAAACATTTTTGGTTTTCTCTCCGCTTGGTAATACGAGTGTTTTTAGTCCTGGTGATACTTATACCACTGGAGTGGATTCGGACTTCTTTTTGGAAGAGTGCAGGGATTGGCTTATGTTCCGCACGATTCAAGAACTTAATTTCTTCATTAAGGAGGACCAGAGAGTTCAACTTTCACAAGCAATAGTCCAGCAAGCTTGGGAAGCGGTGAAGTCTTGGAATGCGGAGAATCAGTATACCGAGCAGGATTCGGACTTGGATTGATATGAAAGACGAAGATAGAAAAAAACTTGAGGCTTATTTGAAACAGGAAGCCTTCCTTGCAGACAAGTCTTATCACGAGTGGAACCAAGCTTATCCTAATTGCACAGAAGCAGCTTATCGTTCTGGGATGTGGTTCGCATTTCATGAAGTTGAGAATTTTTTAGCACGAATTCCTAAATATGGCAAACTATCCAACAACTCCCCTCAAGTTAAGCACGATTGATCCAACTTTGCCAGCGCCAACTGAGGATGCTTCCAAGATTGACGATGCGCTGAGGCAAACAAGGGCAATCTTCAAAGGTCTTTTGGCGCTCATTATGGACGATAATGGGGTGCTTTTAGCAGCACCAACCGTTGCGGATAATTCTGTTGGAACCACAGCATTACAAGACCTCGCGGTAACCGGCGCTAAGATTGCTGCGGCCACGATCCCCGCGGGAAAGTTTGTAGCAAAAGCTATAGTTGGAGCGGATATTGCGAACGATGCGGCGGTGGATGCGAACAGGGCTATTGGAGGCGATCACATCAAAGACAATGCCATAGCCCTTCGTCACATTCCTGATGGAACAATCACAGCAGCCAAACTAGCCGCGCTTACAATCACTGGTTCTCAAATCCTCAACGACGCAGCAGTCGACGCAAACCGCGCGATTGGTTCGAATCATATCAAGAACTCTGCTGTGATTGAACGTTGCATCGCGGATGGTGTGATTGGATTTGCTAAACTAAAAACGGCGGGGGCTTCAACTGCTGGTCGGTATCTTGTGGACATTGCAGGAGCTTTTGGACTTTATGAGGTGGATACCACTCTTTCTCAAATTCTAACCACAATTGTTGGCGGGAAGCTGGTCATGTCCCTCAATGCCATCAACCCAAACGCAATCAACACAGCGTTAATCAAAGAAATTGGAACTGATGGAGGAACTCTTGGAACCCATTCTGTTGGTGGAGGAGCCTATGGAACTGAATGGATTCAGCGTCCTTTCCGAGCCACAGTTGCCCAAGCTGCGGGAACTGGAGCTTATGCCGTTCCAGGAACTTATAACCATGTTTTTGTTGATGGGGATTCCAACCTCTCAGAAATCTATGACCCAAATGGGTTAATCACTTTTGTAGTCGATTCGTCCTCTGGAGCCAACGTAACCCAAATCAAATTTGCACAAGCAGGGAAATACTATGTCGAACTCACCGCTGTTGCTTGGAGTGCAAGTCCGGATTATCCGATGACACATGCCGCGCGGCTTTTGAAGGTTACAGGAGGGGCGTCAACTGTGCTCTTAGAAACATCTCCCCGCGTGCAATTACAAAATCAGGATGCCACGGTTGGGTGTGGGATTATTGACACTGTTTCAAATGAATTAGTCATAATCCAGCACCAATGCCGCTATCAGAATTCGGTTCCTATTGCGAGCCTTGGAACTCCTCTTGGAATCTTGACCAACGAAACTCTCTGCACTTTGTTCATTCAAAAGATTGGGTAATCTGTGAAATTACCACAAAACAAATTATTTTGGTTTATTTTAACCACTATTTTGTTTATGGAAATTCCAATGACGTGTGTTCCCCAAATTGTTCGAATGTTTCAGACTGGTTCTAGTAGAGATGTGTCAATTATGGCTTGGTTATCTGCCTCCTTTTTTTCGTTGCTTTGGGTAATGTTGGGTTTGAAGGACATGAATAGACTAAGAATTTGGGCTAGTGTTCTTTTTATGGTTTCTGAATTTATCGTGGCCACTTTTGCAATAATTTTACGTGTTTTGAAGTAGCTTACTCTTAAGGATCAAATAACATGTCCTCAACCAAAGAACAAATTCAACACTTGAATATGTTTGGGGGGATGAATCAGTCTCTTGCTTCGCATCTAACTCCTGAGGATGCTTGGTGGGTTCAGTTTGGAATGAGGAGACAGGTTCAGAAGGGTTTGGTTCAAGTTCCGAGAAAAAAAATTCTAACCACAAACGCTGCTTTTGCACCAATTTCCGCGATTGCAATTGTGCCAACTAGCCTTGGTCGACGCCATCGGATTTTTGTTTTTGGCTCCCAAGTTGGTGAATTGAAAGCGGATAACACCATTGCTTTGCTTCCCTTGGTTGGCCCTGATGGAAGCACGGTTCAAACTTCTGAGTTTGGAATGTCCGAAGGAGACCGATGGGCAACGGTGGTTTTTGATGGAAATATTTACTTCACTAGCCTCCAAAACCAACTCCACAAACTCACAGGTCATCCTCAAGTTGAACGCATGGGTGGGCAGAATGTCCTTGTTGCTCCTTCTAAGACATATCCTGCGGCGCGTTATTTGGAGGTTTTCTTTGACCATTTGGTTTTTGGAAATGTCAATTTCAATGGAATCTTCCCAAACCGCGTGCTTTGGTCTGGATTGAGGGACTTTGGGGATTATGTTCCTCGAAAGGAGTCTGAGACAGATTACTTTGACTTCCTTGAAAAAGAATCACCAACTTGTGATGGAATGACTGGCCTTAAGAGGTATGGGGATATTTTGGTTGGTTATACAGCCACAGGAATTTGGATGACTCGCTATGTGGGGCTTCCAAGTGTGTTCAAATGGGAGGAAATTGTGATGGATGTTGGAAATGACTTCCCCTATGCTCTTGTGGCGAATGATAAGCACCATATTTTCATCTCCGATAAGTGGCAGAATTTCCTCTACTTTAATGGGTCAAACACTCCAGAACCCATTGGTGACCCCATTGCCCAGTATTTCTTTGATACCTTAACAGATGAACCCGATGACCGCTATTCCCTCTTTGGCTACGTCAACACCCGTTACCGCGAACTTTGCTGGGCTTACATCTCCAAGGATAGCGATGGTGTCTTCGATAAAGAGGTTGTATTTTCCATTCGAGACAAGAAATGGCATGTTCGTTCGCTTGAGGATTGCGCCGCGTTTTCTCCGGAAGTATTTGGAATCCAAACCATTGATGATTTAACAGGGACGATTGAAAATTTAACTGGAACAATCAATTCCCTTGGTGATGGCCAAATTCACACTTTCCTCTGGGCAAGACTAGATGGGTCTCTTTTGACAGAAGCTGCGGTGGGGGATTCCAACGTGGTTGCTCAGCCGATTCCTTACTTGGAAACAGGGGATTACTTCTATGGCGATCTTGAGTCAATGAAGGAGATGGAAACGATGCTTGTCCAAGCGGTTCTTGGGACGGCTTCTGCGGTTCAGGTTCTCTATTCAACAAGAGCTAATCTTGGGGACGAAATAAAGTGGACCACGTTGCCGCAGCTTTGGACTCCTGAAATCCGGGAAGGTCGGCTGAGCCTTCCAAGAGTTAATGGGAGGATTTTCCGCTTTCGTTTCCAGCCTTACACCACAGAGGAAGATGGCGTTGACGGTTTTTCTTGGCAAGGTTTTGTGGAGAATGTTTATGGAACCAAACAAGTGGAGAAGTAGTCAGAGTTCGCAGGGAAATTATGTGACCCAGACTTTGGGATATGACAAGTTCCTCGAAATGTGGCCTCTTTTTCTTGAGAGTTTTGATTCCTTGATTGCACCAAAGGGGGCCAATATGACAAATCTCACGGTGGACGAGTTGTTCAAGACTTTACTTCATCTTGCAGTTTATCCCGAGAATGGTTTCTTAGGATGCCTCTACAATAAAAATGGAGGATTTCTTGGTTACGTAGCAGCTATTTCAACTTCAATCGCTTTTCGTCCTTCTGCGTTGCAGATGTTCGCAATTTATTCTAACGAGAAATGTCCTTCCACACCTAAAGAGCTAATTTACGAACTTAAAGAGTGGGCAAGGAAGCATGGGTTTTCCAAGCTCCATGCAACAATGTTTCGTAAATCTGGAACAGCACGTAATTTCTTCAAGTTTAAACTTGGGATGAAGGAAAATGGTTTTAATTTCGAGGTCGAACTATGATGGGGCGAGATGCCACTATTCATGATCTTGGTGAACTCTATGAAATCACAGTGGCCTTTCTTGACGAAATGCTTTGGAAGTATGAGCCAGAGAGAATTGTCAAATTCTTCTCGAACCGAATTGGAATCGAGAAAAATGTGGTTCGCATTGTGGAAGCGAATAACAAAATCGTTGGTATCTTTGTGGCCTTCGTTGACACTAATGTTTTCTCTGGTGAGAAATTTGGCCATGACAATTTCTTCTATGTTGATCCAGATTTCCGCAACTCCGAAGTGGCCATTTGTCTCTATCGCGAATACCTTGACTGGGCTAGGTCAAAGGGGTGCAAAGAGTCATTGTGGAATGTTTATGGCCGAACCTCCAAAGATCGACTTCTTCGGGTCCTTGAAAAAATGGGACAGGAGAGGATTGGTTATATTGTAAAAGAAACACTTTGATTTATGGGAAGTTATTCTGACAGCAATTCAAGTCAATACTTTTCAAGAACAGGGTCAAATACACAGGTTGCAACTACGGATGTTGACCCTTTCTTTTCCTCGTTGCTTAGAAAGAACGCAACTGATGCGGATGTTCCGACGCAGCTTACGACAGATGCGAATACCTTTTTGGGAGGTTTGGTAAATAGAAACAATGCGGCACCCCCAGGAGTTGGTTATTTGAACACTTCGTTGAATGACGTTGACCCGAACAATTTCCAAGGTCGCCCGGGGCTTGTCAATCAAGCAGGAAAAGACCCATTTACTTCAACTTATGAAGATGCCACTAGTGCCAAATATCTTGATCGCGTGAGACAAGGAATTGCCCAAGTTAACACAGGGCCTGATGTGGTTCGTGGAGGAACTGCGCGTAGTGCCTTAGCGTCTGGTGAGGCAATTAACCGCATGGCCCTTGAACGAGCAGATGAAGTTCGCCGCGCGCAATTACAAGATGCTACGATTCAACAACAAGCAACTCAAATGTTGAATGCAATCGAATCTGGTCGGAGAGCCACGCTCCTTACTGGACAAGGCCAACTCGCACAACAATTTCTTGGAGGTGCGCAACAAGGGCTTGGTGCGGCGGAGCAAGTCCACCATCGGAATGTGGACCAAACAAGCCAAACTGCGATGACAGCAAAACTTCTTGGTGGGGCTAAACAGCTAGTCACGGAAGCCATGCAAGGTTATGGTTCTGGAACAACCTCAGGCTTCAACGCAGGCGTGAATTGCTGCTTTGTTTTTCTCGAAGCGTATGACGGAGTGCTTCCCTGGTATGTTCGCCGAGCTAGGGACATATTCTACGCGGAGAGACCTTCACGGAAGATCGGATACGTTCGCATGAGTTCGTGGCTCGTTCCCATGATGAAACGCTGGCCTTTCGTGAAAGCTTTGGTTCGAGCAGTTTTGATTAAACCTCTCTCGAAATATGGTGCTTGGTTCTTTGGTGAATCGGGAGCCAAACCACGCTGGAAGTTCTACGAACCTTACGTAAAAGCGTGGTTCAAACTTTGGGAGTTAGGAGGAAGGATTTAGTATGCCTGATGACAATATGGTCCCCGGTGGTGGAGAGTTGACGAGTGGGTTCAACATAATCCAATCCCTCAAGAACAATAAGCACCTCAAGCAGTTGTCGCAGACTCCAATGTGGCAACAGCATATGAAGGACATTGGATTTGATGGAGTCTCTGCAAATGATTATCACGCGCATATGGCGATGTTCAATAACATCATGGAGCAAGCGCGTCAGAAAGCTGGGGAAACTAGAACCGCGGGGGAATTTGAAAAGTTGGGCGGGTTCACTCCACAAGGAGCCGCAGTTCATGAGCAGCAGTTGAGGACTCCTAGCGACATTGAGGAAGCCAAAGCACGCGCAAGCTTGAACACTGAGCAAGGAAAAACTCTAGGCTTCAAGCGTGGTCAAGAAGAAGCCTATAGTCAAACTCCGATGGGTCTTCCTGACTTGGCTAGGATGCCACGTGAGGCTGAGAAGCTTCGTGAGGTGGAAACAGGAACTCAAAGACTTCAAGGAGTCGGTGCGATGACCCAAGGACTAGCTTTCCTTCCTCCAGACCTCCAGCAAAATGCTCGTTCTTTCCTTGGTGGTTTGGTTAAAGGAGTTCCCGGAATTGATGAGTCAGCCTTTGCTCCGGGACCGGATAAGAATGCTGCGACTCTAAAAGCGATTGAGGATGCTGTGAGGGGAGGACAAAAACCTAATGCTTCAAGAGTTCCTCCTCAAGAACAATCTAATCCTTTTGTCCCCGAGCCACTTCGAGGAGTCCAAGGGATTGGTGATGTTCCTCCAGAGCAAGCTGCACAATATGCGGAGAAACATATCAATGAAATCACTCAGAGATTGCAGAAGTATGGACATGGATTAACTCCACAAGGACAAATTATTCCTCCAACTACTCAAACAATCGTTCCTCCTGCAACCACTGGAAGCCCCGGAATGATGGGTTGGAATCCTCAAATGTTGCCGCAGACTACTCCAACCACAGCAAATCAAAGGCAAAATGTCCAGATGCAAGCTCAACCACTTCTTCAAGAACTCCAGAAAAGCATTCAAGGTTTGCAAAGCTTTGGTCAACAACCTTCTCAGCGTGGGCCTCAACCAGATCAGCTTCTTGAACTTCTCATGAATTCCGGTCTCCCAATCAACGAAATAATGCAACAACTGCTAAGGGGGCAAAAGTAATGGGACAGATGGTTGGAGGGGCTGCGCAGGGTTTTAGTGAGGCACAGAAACCTTTTGATTTGACCTCAATCATGTCAATGGGAGGGAACGTGGCAACTATGGCTCCAACTCCTAGTGCTTCTCAACAGCAATCTTCGGTTCCTCAACTAAATCAACAGGCTACAGTTGAGGGAGATAATCCTTACCTAAAGCAAATGGACCAAACGAATGGGATGGTTCAGGATTCGCTTAACCAAGCCAAACCGGGAGCACTAACCCAAGGAATTCGCAAGGGAGTTAACCAAGCGGAGAACATGTCCCAAATGGGAGCAGGACAGCTAATCGACCATGTGGGCCAAATGTTTGGTGCAAAGCCTCTCCAACCAAACCTCGTTAGCCTCGGTAACGCCGCGGGTTCTGGTGATGCAATGGCTGGTATCACCCAACTCCTGGGTCTCTTTGGCCTCTAAAACAATTTCAATCATTGAAAATGTATGGATAATTCTCAAGTTCCAGAAACTGGTATCCAAACCTCCGCACCACCAAAGCCTCTTGACTACGCCGGAGTCATGGACCTGTGGTCAAGGATTAAGGACAATCCAGCCATCAAGCAACAATTCCCGGATATGGGGGCAATGTCTCGTTGGTATGGGCAACAGACGGGTTCACCATTGTTGGCAGCAGGGGAGAAACCAAGCAAGATTAAGGACATTTCAGTTGGCCTTGACAAGTTGCTTGAAAAGACAGGCTTACCCGCGACGGCTGGTCAGGCAGTTGGAGGTCTTTATGAGAAGCTTGGACTCAAAAGGGAATCTGGGGAGCAACTAGGCCAAAGCCTCCCTCGTTCCTTCGCAGAAGTTGGTGCCCTTCTTGGTGGTGCGGCGATGATGGGAACTCCTGCCGCGCCGCTTGGAGCTGGTCTAATGGCCGCTGGTATTGCTTCACCAGCCGCTAAGACCTACGAGGAAACCGGCTCTCCCGTTGCTGGCCTTATCACAGGTGGGCTTCAAGCCGCACTTCCTGCTTCGGGTAGTCTAGGCCGCGCGGCTTTGGCTCCGGTTGGTCGAGCGTTGCTTGGTAAGGAAGTTCTCGACCAAGGAGTTAAGCAAATCATTCCAAGGTTCACAGGGAAAGGTGGGGAACTAATGATGAAAGCATTTGACTACCTTGGAGGTCAAGCGGGGGTTCTTGGGAACATGGAGGCTTCTAATGTGGGGGTTAACCTAGCCATTGGACAAAGTCCAGATTTCTCAGCCGAACATTGGGCAGGTCTAGGTCTTCAAATGCTTCCCACACTTCCTTTTGAGGTCAAAGCTGCAATTAAAGGACCAGAGCTTTCTCCAACAGGCCAACGGCCGTTCAACAGCTTTCTCGAACAAAGCATGGCGGCTAAGAACCTCCAGAATCAATCAGTGGACAAAGCTGCCAAAGCCAAAGCTGTGGTCAATCGAATGCAAACCACAGAGGCAAGCCAGAAGACTCGTGTGGAAGGCAATGCGTCTGCTTATGATCCTTTTGACCCCTCGCAAGCTTTCGACATTTCCCACGCCTACAGTTCCTTCGGCGATTGGACCCGCGATGAGAATTCGACTCCTTCGGAAACCACAATGGGGATTAAGTCAGCTCAGCCTGCCCAGACAAGCCCGCGGTGGAAAGTGGGTGACGCGATTGCGATGCGGAATGGGGACATGAAAGTCACCCGAGTTGAACCCGGAGAAACACCTTATTATGAACTCAAAAACGACAAAGGATTCACACTTGGAATACCAGAGTCAAATCTCATCCCTGAACAAGCAGCGAAAGCAATTGTTGCTACTGCAAGCGATCCTGTCAATGTCCCTACCACAGTTGAGAAAATGGCTGCTACGATGGTTGCATCTAACGAAGTCAAAGGAGCAACTGGAGAACCTGCGGTTTCTGACCAGACGCTCATTGGTAAGATTGGAGAACAAGTTGATTCAGGAGCGGGACAAGGAGAAGCGGCGATTAAGGCGTCGAGAGCTATATTGAACGATGCGGTGAATTCGGTTGAGAAGTTAAATTGGGTTCACGAGGAAATGAAAAATCGTGGTTTAGACCCTAATCGAACTTTCAACGATATTGACTTAGCCAATCCATCCGTGGTTGATGCAATCAAAAAAGACCCAACTTTAACTGAGGAGCAAAAAAGTCAACTTCTTAAAACTGGTTCTTTGAAACCTTTTTCAAAATCAACCAAAACTTGGCAAGAGTTGCGTGGTCAAGATGAAAAATTACAACAAAATATATCAAATTGGTTAGAAGGAACTGGACCAAAACCGGAAGAACCTACCACTTTGTATAGGGGAGTTCCTTCTGGAACTGAGCCAAAAGTCAATGAGAAATATACGCACACTTCTCCTTGGGGATACGTGGCTTCTCGTGGTGGTAAAGGTGCATTTGGTGATCCACGAGCATATGAAGTCCACGAAGCAAAAGCACAAAAAGGACATTTATACTATCGTGGTGGTGCTCTTTCTGAATCACCTTTAGAGTCAACTCGGATAATGAACGCTAAGGGTATGACTTGGAATCAAGTTTTGGATGAGGGAAAAAAATTATTTGATAGTAGAGTAACTAGAAGGTTAGCACGTTTGCAAAAAACAAATCCTGATTTTGCTGATTGGTCTGAAGTCGATCTTGAACAAGCAAGAAGTGATGCAATTCGAGATGAACGCAATCGTGTTATTCATGATATACAAGTAGCTTCTTTTGAAGCCGACTTGAAAAATAAGCCGGGTCAATGGGCAAGTGGTAATTTACCTAAAAAAGCAAATCGTCCGAATCCTGTTCTTCTTACTAGAGATGAAATAGACACTGCTTTGAAGAACAAACCACTTTCTGTCATTGAAGCAGTTTCCGATGGTGCGGAAAGAGATAAGGCAACAATGAAAGAGAACGCACCTGTTCTTGGTGCCCCAGTCACCCTCGAAGAAGCACAGGTTCACAAACCCAAAATCTCCCAAAAAGAACTTGATCGCGTCAACGTTGTCATGGAGCAAATGCTCAACGGGCAGATTCAATGGAGGCTTGACACGAAGAAGAATAAGTGGCAATTCACCTATTCCGACTACGCCGCCGAGGATTTGTTCAAGGCTTTTGGAACGAACAAGGATTCTATTGCGAACTGGTTGAGGTTGAATCGTGGTCTGTTACAAAAAATCATGGGTGACCGCTTGGCCAAAGGTGGCAAGATTGAGGCTTCAGGTGACTTCCAGCCTTTTGGTTCGACTCCGGAGTTGGTTGGGATTCCAACACAAATGCCACTTAACATTCCTCTTGGAGCTTCGGCTAGGTTATTCTTCCGCGACTACTTCCTCCGAAAAGGATATGGTGCAGAGAATGCCGAGCACTTGGCAGAAATTTCACAAAGAGTGGGTTCTTTGTTTCCAGAAATTGACAATATCCATCTGGCCAAGTTGACGACCTCAGAGTTCCTCCAAGGGAAGCTTTTTGGTATTTTCCAACACACCGAACAAGGCTTGATTGGGATTTCTGATACCGAGGCTATTCGTGGAAACCGACCTTTCAATCAGTTCTTCAAGCTAGCCACCTTTGGTCATGAAGCCTCGCATGGACTCATTCGCGCCTACAACGAAGGCAAGCTTGACCCTGAGCGTGCACAGATGATGAGGAATGTCATTGATACCGTTTCCAACTATAATGGAATCGAGAGACAAACCATCATGAACGACCTCTTCAAAATGGTTGTTCCCAAGGAAATCCAAAACGATCCTAATGTCAAAGACTTCATCAATCGCGCGGTGATCTCATCCTCAGAAACCCCCGCGGAGTTTGTGGCGGAATATGGGGCACTCATGGCGCTTGGATTGTCTAGTCCTGCGGAGTTCAAGGGGACAGCAAGCGATTTGCGTCAATATATTCTCTTTTCACCTAAGCACCTTGGAGAGTTCGCCGCAGGCAACTTCCTTGACATGGCGAATATGGCTGAGGCTGTGGGGCATTATTTGAATGTTTATGGGGGGAGATCGAACGCAATGGCTGTGGATGTGACAAATATGTCCAAAGCGTTTCAGAGGCTTGCAAGAACCAAGCAAGAGATGGAACAAATTGAAAGACAGTTGGTCAAGTTCAACAACAACCTCGAAGGCGGCATGCCTAGTTTCTACGGCCAAATCTACGCGCAGGAGGTTCGCACTCGTAATGCTTTTGGTGGGAAGATGGATGAGACATTGAGGGACATGGATGCGCAGTTCATTGCAGCAGCTAAGAGTCCCAACTTTGGTCTTGAACCAAACTTCTATGAAAGGAACTTCCTTCCGGCAGCACAATTTGCCGAGAGGTTTCCAATTTGCAAACCAATCATCGATGTGGCCTATGGTTTTCGTAGCCTTGCAAACCAATTCGGAATGAACCTTCTTCGTCCATTCATGGGAGCGGACAAGAAAGGGAAGCTCACCCTTGACCCGGAGCATTCAGGTTTGACTAGAATCCTCCAAGACCCCAAGCTCCAAGATGCTATCAGTGCAGTTTTCCTTGAGCAGAACGCCCGGATGAAAGAAGGGAAGGTTCAAGAGCCAATGACTCCTCAGGAAATCTCTGACGTAGCCTCGCGGTTTGGAGTTGGCAAGAATGATGCGGACATAATTGTGAATCAATTTGGAGCCACAATGCAAGCAATGCAACAAGCTAGGGAGACTAGACTCCGCGCGGGAATTCAAAGAGTTGGAGTTACTGTGGCTCATCGTTTTTTGGGAGTCAATGGACTTGATGCAACCTCCGCACATTATTATGGCACTCAACTTTCAGAGGCCATGTGGGAGAAGTCTTTGGCCACTCAAGAAGGGAATTTGGTTGCTGCTCAACAAGCTGATTTGCAACTTCAATCTATTGCCAAAGTTGTTGGTCCTGAACCTTTTCAAAATGCGGTTAATGATGCTACGGATTTACACAAGATTTTAGCCACTCAAAAAACCGCCGATGACGCTCAACCCTTTTACACCCCCGAGGTTCGTCTTGGGCGCTATTTTGTTCGCTACACCTTCACAGACAACGAGAAGCCCTTTGTGATGGGTTACAAGACTAGAGCTGAGATGGAAGCTCAAGTTCAGAAAGCGCAAGGAATGGCTAACGTCAACTCGGATTCTATCAATGTCTGGGACGCGGCAGATAAGAGGTCAGATAGCAATTTGTTGAACTCCAACGCAGCTAGAGCTTATACCCAGTTGGAGAAGGCTGCTTTTGACAAAGCCAAAGCAATCTCACTTTCCCGCGATCCTGAGTTGGAATCAGTGTTCGACAAGCTTAGCTATCAACCGGGTGAAGCAGTTTACAAAGAAATGCTTGCTCGTGGTATGGGAAAGCACACTCTCCAGCGCTCCTTAACACCCGGCCGAGAACAGTTGAATATGATGGAAGGAGTGGTTAGCTATCTCAATGGACTAGGGGCTGGCTTGTCCAAGAATTATACCAAAGACCTTGCGATGCTTCACTTGTCCGATCCTTCCATGACAGAGAACCCCAAGGTTCGTAATTTGATGAGAGATTACATTTCCCAAGTGGTGGACCCTCCCGCGAAGGAATGGGGGAAAGTCAAGATGGGAATTTTCCTGTCCACGCTTGGGATGAACTTTTCCTCGATTGTGGTCGAAAGGCTGCAACCCTTATTTTCTTTGGTTCCTTACCTCACCCAAAACGGTTCTGGAATAATGGGGAGTTACAAATATATGGGAAAGGCTTGGGGACTTCTCTCCAAGCTCAAAGTTGAGCAAGGAAAGATGTCGGGGATTGACCCTGAACTTTCCAATGCTCTCTCTAAAGCTGTCGAGAACAAAGTTGTTGACTATGGAATCTATGACGAACTCCCACATCAAAGTGACCTCCAAATTACCAATCTGCGCAACCTCGCAACTAATTCACCAAATGTCATCAAGTCAGCTGCCAGCCTCGCAACAAAGCCTCTCGCTGCTTACGCAAGCTTTGCTAGAAACCTATACACAAATCAGGCTTCGACAAGTTCAAGAACTGCTTTCTTGGCCTCGTATTTACTTGGAAAAGACAAGGGAATGTCACCTGATGCAGCTTACAACTTTGCCACCCAAGCAACACGAGCAACCATGCATGGTGGAGGTTCTGCTGCCCGTCCCATTGGGGCCTTTAATAACTTGGGAAAGCTTTATGGTGCTGCCAGTGCCCTCTACTGCCTCCAGCATTATACCACAAGTTCCATTGGAATGTTATACCGCATGGCAATGGACGGATTTTCTTCTAAGAGACAAGAGGGCATGTCGAGTGAGCAGATTAGCAACATGAAGAAAGGGTTCACGCAGATGTTTGTGACGCAGGTTGCGGCATCTGGTGCAATGGGACTTCCTTTTCTTGGTTTTGCCGCAGCAGGGTTAGAGCAGCTTTTGCCGAACGCTCAGATTAAAGCTAACCTTCGTGAAGGATTGGCGTCCCTTGGAGGTGACGACCAAGAAACTGGCCAAGCAATCTCCGACGCGGTCATGAATGGCTTCGCAACCAAAGCCCTTGGACTTGGCGCGATTGATGTCTCTGGAAGATTTGGACTAGGCCAAATGCTTGGTGTGGACAATACAACCGGATTCAACGCGGCTGGTTTCTTTGGCGCTGGTGCGAGCGTGCTCCAGAACTTTGCACGTGGGATTCAGTTGGCCTCGGAGGGAAAGTATGCCCTAGGAGCTGCTGCTGCTGCACCATCAGCTTTCAAACAACTCATCAAAATGGTCCACAATGATTGGGACATTAGGGATGAACATGGTGCCCTAATTTACCACCCGTCAGACTTTGAAAAAGTAGCCTCAGTGCTTGGATTTCATCCCAAGAAAATGTCTGAGATTCGCGAGCAAACAGAATTATCTCAACGTGCATCGGATATTGCATCGCGACAACTTCGAGATTTTCACGAAGAGCTTTCAGTCCAACTACAAAACGGAGAGATTCCTCGAGTCCGTGCGGAGTTGTTGGAAAAGCATAAGCAAGACCCAACCTACGACCCTGCCGCTGGATTAGCTGAAGTGGTTCAAATGTGGCAAGACCGGATGACCCCGAAGGTGCCGGGTCAACAAGGGTCCAAGGGTTCATTATTCCAGAGGGAACAGATTGGTCAGACATTTGAACAACAAGCTCCGTTATCCGCGACGCAACTCTATCTTCAACGAAAGCAAATGGAAGCTAAGTTTGGCCTCCCCGGAACAGGAAGTCCAAGTCATCGGGAGTTGACTCAAGCGGAGATGGTTGACCGTTTGCGCCAGATGCACCCTGGCCTTTCTCTCCAGCACGCGCAAGCAGTTGTTGAACAGCAGATGGGACAAACTCGGTCAATGCGAGCATCTCCTTTTGTCCCGATTTCCACCGAACCAGGCGTCCGGACTGGTGCAGGTGGTCCCTAGCATTGTTGTAGTCCTGCTCATTGGCGTCGTTCCAAAGGATTGAACGGAGCTGCTTCTCGGACATTTCCGCGCGGTGCATTTCGAGGACTTGGATCATTTTGTTGGTGACTTGGGTTAGCTCGTTCCGTCCGATGCCTTGAAACACTTGAGGCAACTTCTTCTCAACAGAGCCTAGCAAGTCCAGAGCTGTCCTCAAGTGCGCCTCCTCGATCATTAGGCTAGTTCCCTCGCTAAGAGCCACAAGCATGGAAATCTTGAGAACAAGAACGTGCTTGGAATCATAGTATCCTTGAAGGGAAATATCCTTCGTTTCCTCCATTTCCAAATACCATTTTTCGAAGAACGCTTTGGCATTTGGTGCCCATAGGAATTGGCCGACGACTCCTTTCAGTCTCCTTCCATGCTGCACGCATCTATCCCATGCGTCTTTTTGTTCTGGTGTAACCTTCGGAAATGGGACTCTCCTAGCTTTGGTCGTTTCAAATACGAACAAATTACGACGACTAAAACCACCAGATAGCACATCGTCACGTAGATGACGAGTAATCCATTCCGGAGTGTCGCAAGCAAGGATGCAGAGGAACGGGTTGGTGATGATGATGTCTTCTTTATTCCGGGTTTTGTAGTCATAGTAATCTTGGTCCCAAACTGCTACGGTGAAGGAGATCATGTTTTGGAGAGAGACTCCAAGGAAGTCTTTGAGTTCTCCCACGCAAACCGTCATTGGCATATAGGTCTTTGGTTGGCCGTTGACAAGATAAGCGATTTCGTTGGAGGACATTTGTTTGATTAGGCCTTCGCGGGACTCAAGCTGCGCGGCGAAATGTGTATCTCCAATCTGTCGCATCATATCTTTCGAGAGAAACATAGCAGTAGATTTACGATTGCCAGCTGGACCAACCAACACAACATAGATGTTCGGATATATCCATTGATGACCATAATCAATCCACACCCGACGACCAACAGTTGAAGCAAGAGCAACAAAAGCGCTCCAGACGTGATAGTTTGTATGGGCTTCATTACATTCGTTGAAGAAAAGGTAGTCTCGAAGAAAAGACATATTCAATCGTTGAATTTGTTCATTCAATCACTCCTGTCTTTTCTCCCCAACTTGGACCATAGGTCCCCTCATAAGGAATTACAATCCTTTGCCCCGCAATCATCACAGGATTATTAAAGAACTCCTTGCATTTGGCTAGTGCCCACTCGCGGATTTCTGTCCTCCACTGAACACAAAGCTGATCGTGAACTTGATGGCATGGCCAGACTTTCAAGCGGTTGTTTGAGTCTAAGTTATCTGGGTCATACCAAAGCCTTTTCAGCGCGGTATTTGTCACCCAGGTTGTATTGTGTTGAGGCTCTTCCGAGCACGCATCACCAACAGTCTCCTCGACTGCAACTTCGACACCCCGAACCACCTGTTTCTTCCTTCCGAAGAACTTACGCTTATGTCCTGAGGCGCAGACAATAGCGCCATTTGCAAGGAGCTGTTCACGAATCCAGTCTTGCCAGAGGAGAACTCCAGGATAACGCAACAAATATAATCGTTGGATTCTTTGTCCCATTTCGACCGGAATGTCAATTTCTCCATCTGTGTCAAGATAGATTTGGTCAACAAGTTTTTGAGCACCCATTCGATAGTTAGTTCCGTGTTGGGCTCGCTTACAGGTGAAGTAAAGATAGTGGGGTTCTTTGATTCTGTCAGATTCTGCATTTATGTCCTTTCCAAGAAGCTTGAGTTCGCTTCGACTTTTTTGGTTTGTTTGTTCGCCATACAAATACATTAGGGCCACGTTCTTTGCGGGTTTAAGACCATAGAGATAGTCTTCAAGCATTGTTGAATCTCCGAGTTTGGCGCAATGACAGGCAACGGTCCAACCATCTGCTCCGGCCAAGTCCATTTGTCCGAAATCGTGACCAGAATCGGCGAGGAACAAATCTTTGTCGTCGTCGCGAATAGTGTGTAAATTTGTTCCGTTACCTGTAGGAGCTGCTGACGAACTTGTTCGTCCTGTAACTGTTCCAGTAATAAATGTTGATGACCGTATTCGTCCATCAGGATCGCAACTTGCAGCTTCAATGTCGGAAGTTCTTTTTCGGATGCGTCGAACTTTAATGCACTGATTAAGAGTTTCATTTTTGTATTTCTTTCCAAGGAAAAGCAGAGTTTCAAAATCTGCGGTTAAGGTTTCACTTCCATCGGCTCTTTCTTTGTATTGTGGAGGAAGCTTGAGTTTATCATAAAGAAATTTCACCATCTGTTGATTGGACCCTGTATTCAAATGATGGCCAACCATTTGTTCTAATTGTAACTGTTCCGTGCCAGACGAGAGCTTCTTCTTAGCGTCAACTTTGGCCAAGAAACCTAGCTGCTGAATCCGTTGCTCTCGCTTGATTTGGTCAAGGAGCATCCCCTTGCGTTCGATGTAGAGGAATGCAGGGTAGACGTCCATGTTGAAGCGATAATGACTAAGCCCGCCGCCATTTAGGGCTTTGGTTTGGACTTGGTTGATTTGGTTGGTGATGGCGGAATCCTTACAGCAGTAAGACCAAAATGTTTTTTGATCACCTGCTTTTCGCTCATCTTTGTAATACGCATGTTCGGTGTAAATAGAAGTTTGCGTATCCAAACCTTGGGGCAACTCACAAAAGAGTTCCCAATGTTTGAGCATGATGTCATCCACGATATTGCGAATGAGAGTTTTGTAGGAATATGAAAAGACAAAGTTATCATACATTGCATTCATTAAGGTCTTGGGAACACCATAGTCCTCCAAGACCGCAGCTAACTCCCCCCAAAGCTCAACTTCCTCATCTAATGTCCAGAAGTTTCCACCACCTCTTTCGGTGAACGGAATGATAAAAGCCTCGCGTTCAGTTGGGCTAATTGACAAGCAAGACATACCTTCGACAACGCCACCCTCAATATCAATGGTGAACGGGATGCGATGTTCTCGGATAAGTCTAAGTCGCTGAATAATTGTTGGCAAGTGTGGTTCAATGTCGAGGTGAAGGTCAGCTTCGGGAAGTTCAGGAAACTGACCGTGCTTTCTAGCTCTTTTAAGATGGAAGCGAACGAAGGTTGTGTTGACATATTTTCGGAATAGGTTTGCTGGGTGATAGGTGACTAGACATTTGAGACCAAAGAAAGGGGATTCTGGGAGGTCGGAGATAAAGAGGGAACCCTTCCAATCATCGAGTGAGAATTGGGTTTCCTTACCCTTAGCATTGAGATAGGTTCCCTTCGCTGCACGAAGTGCGGTCTTTCCCATGAGGACACAAAGGTTTGGTTTCCACTTCTGTAGGTCAACTCGAAGCTGAGCAAGTCCGCTTTGGATTTCCTGTCCATTCCAAGCAAACTTCCAGAGTTGATTCTGAGGTGGCCGGATTTGACAACAATTGCCAATAAAGCATGCTTCTCGTTTAATGTTTGAGTCAGCGAGAAGCGATGTGAGGAAGCGACCCGAAGCTCCAACGAAAGGTTTACCTTCCACTTCTTCGTCTTTGCCCGGGGCTTCACCAATGATTGCGATTTTATATGGTTCATTATTATTTGTTGGGAACGTGTTTGGGATGATTCGACCAGCAGGAGATTGGATGAATTCTGTGAGGTCTATTTGGTCCATGTTGAATGTCCCTTCATGCGATAGAAACTGGCAGGATTAGTTGATAGAATTGTCCAATCTCCATTAGTTGATGGAGGCCAAACTAAGTTAGTTGCTAAGGTTATCCATGGTCCACGAAGGGATGTTGAAGTTTGAATATCCCAGAAATAGTTTGAAGCATTTGTAGGATACTTAAAAGGAAGAGGACGAGAGCTTCGTGGCGGAGCAGGAACTAAAGCTTTGCTTTTTGCGAGTGCCATTAGGGTTTGCCCACCTTTTAGTGGAGCAACAAATTTTCTATGTGGTTTGGGATTAGGTGGATTTGGGGGGATTGGTGTGCTTAGAACAAGAGCAATGATTAGAAGTTGAAGTTTCATTTTTCTGGAAGAGGAATTAGTTGTGCTCCGTTTAGTTGAAATGGGCCTTTGTTGGTGTTCTCATATTCGTTCAAAAGAATCTTTTGTAACTCATAATGCTTTGCCACATAGGAAACCAGATTGGTTTCAGAAACATCTGGCCACTTGTGGCCTTCGATTGTCACAGAGAGCGTCTTCACTTCCGTTATGATTGTTGCTTCAACTAAATGTCGAGGCCCGGCAACCGCGTTGGTAGACTTTCCATATCGAATAGTCCAACCCGGGGTGTGCTGAGTTACGACATTTGTGGTTAGCATGGTTTGGATTGAGAAGGCTACTAATAGGGCGTTTGTCATGGTTTTGTTTTACAATGGATAATTTTGTTAATCATTAGTTCGACTACTTCAAGAGGCAAATCTTTCACATCCAGAGCTTGTGGTGGCCTAGAGCAGTTGTCCCTTGACACGGAGCAAGAGATTGGACCTCCGGTGTCATTAAGAACAATTTCATATAGGTCTCCGAAGCAGGGGATGTAGAGAGTTTTCAAGAAACGTAGAATATATCTACTCGTTGGTGTAATAAAGCAAACTCAAAAACAATTTTTTCGTCTCCATATTTCAAATGTTGGCATTCTCTAGTTAGAATTAGACCAAGTGCTTCTAACGATTTGTTTACTTCTTCAAAGGACTTTGTCGATGGTTCTCCTTTTTTGTGGGGATAGAAAAATAAGTCTAGGTCCTTCAAGGATGACCCCTTTAATAAAGTTCCTCCGCCTATTGCGACGTGGTAGCCAAGAGGTTCAAGGTGAACTTCAAGTCTTTTTGCGAACTCAATTCCTTCAAGTAATGTCCACATATTAAGTAAAAACTAAATCATGTGTCTTAGCATACCACCCTTCAAAGAGCTTCTTGAACTCCAAGAGGCTTCGATTGTAGTGAAGCTCATTGCACTCTGAGCCGCGCGGCATGTAGCCTGCTTTAGCCGCTGCAAGTGTGCATGTTCCAACTCCATTAAAAGGGTCGTAAATGATTTGGTCCTTTTTGGCAACTGCTTGAAAAATCCAACGCCAGAGTCCTTCGGGCTTCACAAAGGGATGCCCATACTTTGCCTTATCTTCCTCGTTGGAGCCAATCCAATAGTTCACACCCTGCGGTGTTAATAGCGTCGCATTGCCTTTACGACAAACCATTGCAACCTCGGTGGCTTTGGTGAAGTTATATTGAGCGGCTTGATTCTTGCACTTGTGGGTTTTTACCCAAACTAAAGGCCAGCGGCAAACTGAGAATCCAGCACCCTCGGCTTCTAGTTTTAGCCATTCGTGATGTTCGAGATCATACCAGAGAACTAAGAATCCGCAATCCCGCATGACCTTGAAAGCACGTGGAAAGAATTCCTTCATGGTTAGGATGTTATCCGCAACATCATGCTCCTTGGCCACGCGGCTCATGTCCATTGTTGCTTCTCCTGATTGTTCGAACTGCTCCATATCAACCGCATAGGGTGAATCAGTGATAATATGATCGACCGAACTTTCTGGCATTGTCTCCATATGTCGATTGCAATTCCCGAACTGGAAATACTTCGACAACTCAATCATCATCTGAGGTCGCTCAAGAGGTTTATTATCAACCACTTTGCCATCAGATGTGGTGACCGAGCCTTGGGCAACTGCTTGGAGAATAGAATCAACTTCAGAAGTTCCCTGTCGAATAAGTCGATCAATCGACAACGCAACTTGGCCAGGCACTGAGCCTCCTTTTGAAGTTGAGATAAGTTCTCGTGCGAATTGGGATTCATATTTGTTGACTTCATCTTCTTTGAGTTGGATAAGGATGCGGAACGCTTCTGCCATCGAGTCCGCTTTCTGGATTGGATGCTGTGGGTCGCGGAGATATTTTTCAAGTTCAACGCAGTAGTTGACATTTCCTATGGAGATGTTGAGGAGTTCGCCAGTTTTTTCTTGTGTCCAACGGATGAATTTTTCTTGGTTGGCTGCTTCTTGTTGGTGGAGTTTATGAACTTCCGCGACGCATTTGACCATCTCTTTCCATGTCATTTCCTTGCGGCGAATGTTGGCTTCGAGTTCCATGATACGAAGATGGGCGCTTGAAGTGCAATTTTTGACGTAGCAAGGAATGGTTTCCCATTTGAGGTGGGAAGTGATGGCAGCGAAGCGTCGACCTCCGTCGATGAGGTTGTAGTCTTTGTCGATGGTTAGAGGATGAATAAGCCCTTGCTCACCAATGGAGTCCGCAAGTTCCTTAAGGTCTCCAAGGTCAGAACGCATTCGAGTTCCAACACGGATTTCTTGATGAGGGATGGTTATAGTTTGGCCGATGGTGTCATTCATAGGGGAGGAGGTAATCCGCGAGGTTTTGTCTTTGGAGTTTAGGAATGTTTATAATATGTTCGAACTCAAAATCGGTATTGTCCTTTTTATGGTAAACTTGGGTAAGAACAATATTACCCTTTTCAGTTTCCTCAACTCGAAGATACCTCTCAGGTGAGAGTTGCAAATTCTTAGATGGTTTCATAAATAGTTGGGGCTTTTTAACCTCACCCCAAGGTTCATTCCCCACCCTTACAAGGTCCCAAGGCCACCTGCTCCACCAACTGGTGCGAGCTTGACCCAACGAGCAACTCGATGTTGCCGTCCATATTCAGTGGATTCCTCCACTTTCAATTTGAAGACTCCTTTGCGTCCGACGTAGTCGGAGAGCTTGAAGCCTTTCCTTTGTTCTCCGAGCAAACACAACTGAATATCCGCGAGGGTGGTCGCGGGGTTGTATTTGTCCGTGGGGACAAGGGAGACGTTGGTTTGAATTGGGAAACCAGCATTGAGCTTTCGTCCGTCCTCGGTCTCCACTTCTTGGAGGGTCTTAGTGTGAACGATGAGGTTGGTGCCAGTCTTTGCTTTGTTCTTCTTGGTCTCGAATTTGGTCAACTCGAAAGCATAGGTTCCTTCCTTGATAACCGGGAAGGAGCGGTCTACGCTGGTCAGGTCGATGTTGTCGAGGTGTTCAAGGAGGTCAACTCCTTCTTGGATTGGTGCTGTTTGTTCAGCTGTTTCCATTTGTTTTTGTTTTGTTTGTTTTTGTTTTGTTTGGTTATCCTCCAAGCACAAGCGTGGAGAAATTTAGTTTGATTTCTTAGGCTGGTCGGGTTTATTTGTAACCGGAGCTTTTGGGTTTCTGGAATTATATATCTTGGCCGCTTTAGTTTTAGCGTCCGCTTCGGACATTCCCTGCCTGATAAAGTGATCCCTCATATGTTCATAGGCTTTAGGCATAACTTCACCTCCTTTCAAACATTTTCAATCATTGAATTTGTTTCCTCTCTCCTTGAAGCCATAAGTCCTCAAAGATTTGTTTTAACGTTTTAAGTTGAGTTTTGTCCCAAACTTCCACCGCGCATTCGACTTGTCCAGAGTAGACAAAGTTCATGCTTCCCACGATGGCTAGATTTGGTTTCTTCATTTGATCGTCTGGATAGAGAAGGTAGACTTTGGCATGAAGATACCTAAGAAAGCGCGCTTCGGTTGGTTTGGGCACGCGGTAAGAGTTCATCCTCTCGTTTCCACGAAGGCCAATGATGATTCGTTTAGGCCATCGACGAATACAGCCGAAGTCTGCGCCATAGGTGATAGCTTCATAGAACTTGAAGTTCAAAAGGCGCTCGGCTATGGTGTGGAAGCCTGTGTGCACTCGGCAAGCATTCCAGTGTTGGATGTGTGGAGACTCTGCTTGGGGTGAGAGTCGAGGAATTTGGATAGAGAGTTCGGTTTCCATGTTAATCCAAGTCAGGCCGGAAGCGAACTAAGGAACCGATGCGAGGTTTGTCCATGGTGCCGTGGGGCATGAATTTGAACTCAACATGCTTGCCAACTAACTGGGTTGGCTTTTGCTGAAACCATTTCCACCACATACGACAAATTTCATGGTCATGTCCTTTGCCGGGTTTCACATCAAAGACCACACCGTCCGTTCGTTTTATTGTAAAGGCCCCGACTTTGTCATCCAATTCATAGTCATCATTCTTATAGCTTCTTGCGAGACCACCGACTTCGTTCGTGGTCCGATTAACGTTACTTTTAAGTTTCCTCCTTTGGATAACATCTTGGATAACGCCATCCATTGTGAGAAATTCCTTGAATTTGAACATTTGCGATTCTTTTTGTGTATAGCGTCCATGCTTGTATTTTGATTGAGGGTGAACTAAGATGATTCCTTCGTGCTCCGCTTCGATTTCTTTGTTGAACATTTCTTCTGCTTCTTGGGGATTGTAAACCAAGTGCTGCATGACTGGGATAACTCCCGAAAAGTTCTGCGCTGCAAGAAAACCATTATACCAGTTGAAACGATTCTCAAATGGCGCAAGGGGAACTTTCCCATCCCATTCTTTCTCGTCCATCCAATCAAAGATGTAATAGCTCACCGAGTCAGGGATTGGACGGAGACCAGAGCGAATTATTGATTGGAGTTCTTGAAAGGTTAGCTCAGGAGACCAAATCTCTCCGTCGGTGACGGTTCTATTCGCCTGACACCAGCGCCGGAAGTCCTTGAATTTGAGGTGGAAGTTGGCGTTGGGAATTGGTTTCATTGCAGGGGACATGAATTGCTCCCCACAGAAGTTGATGCAACGAAACCCGTCGTATTTCTGTGAGGCAAGCATGGGATAACGGATGAAAGGAGAGTTGAATGGAAGTATCTCGTTGGGGGCTTTACGTGGAGGTTGGAGTTTCATTTTCAGTTCTAGGAAAAAGGTTAACGACAATGTTTGGATCGTTTGGAAAAATACAACAAAGATCGAGGACGAGTGAAATGGAACCATTGTCATTTTTCCATGCTGCACCAATCGTGTTTTTCTTGTTGGTTTCTTTATGGAGAACTCTAATATTGTAATCAGGTTTTCGGTTCACTTTGTTCCTTTCTTCATAACCTCATTGAACTTCGCCATTCGTTCTGCGAAGGCATCCCATTTGAACTCGAAGGTTGGAGGAAGGTCGAGGGAGGCTCCCATTGAACGCTTTGGTTCTGGAACTGTTTTTACGTAGCGAGTTATGATTCCTTTTTGTTCTTCTGCACAGCAGAGCCACTCATCAGAGAAGAAACCACCAAGATGGTCCTTAAGGTTTGAGGGAATTGCTGGTTTGATTCCAATAATGCCACCAGAATCCTCATCTTGAACCACGATTTCATGCGCAGTCATGATGAAGAACTTGTTGCAAGAGCGGAAGGTTGTGATGAATTTGGTCAACATGTTCCGAAAAGGAATCCAGTCCTTTATGGTCATCTTGTCCTTTTCCTTATCGTTGGAGTTTGCTTTCTCGGCAACAATGTAGTCAGTGAGATAAGTGGTTAGGCTTCCCGCTGTATCCACAATGAGAGTTTTCACCCACTCATCTTTTGCAGCAGCCTTAAGCATCTCAACTGCCAGTGGCCAACGCTTAGCTGGTTCAGTTGGTTTTCCATCCTCTCCCACATTGGGAGTGTCATAGCGGAATTCTTTGTTTCCAAATTTCTCCCTGAACAATCTTACCGCACCTCCAAGGTTGTTGTCGCAGTCGAGGATATAGGGGTTAGGGAACATGAGGCTAAGAGTGGTCTTGCCACTTTTAGGTGGTCCTTTAAGGAGGAGACCAAAGGAAAGATTTGGACGATAATCGTCGGAGTTTTTCATTGTTAGAATTGATTGCTCTCGTGTGGAACTATTGCTTTGGTTGCCCTTGATGGAGCCACCGGGACCATCTTCGCCGCGCGCTTTGTCTTCTGCTGCTCTTTCACAAAGGACGCCGTCTCTGTGGCTTGGTTGAAAACCTTCTCCATCATGGCAGGTCCGGATGCGCCGGATAGGACGAGGTTCAAGGCCCATTTGGTGCAGCGTTCGCATAGGTTTAAGGTTCGCAATCCAAAGACTGCGGAGGAAGTTTCACATTCAAAAAGAATGTTACTATATTTGGTGCAACGGGAACATTTAGCTTTCATGGTTTTATCATCATTAACGCACTACGCGGTGGAACCGCATTTGCTTGGTCAAGGATTTCGCTTATCATTTTTGTTGGATCAACTGACAGGTCGGCTTCTGGGACAGCAGAAGCAACCTTTTCTAGCTGCTCTTGTGTGACAGGTGCAGCTAAAATCTGTTCAAGGTCCACTCGGTCCTTGTGCATTGGGGAGAACTCATCATTGGCAAAATCACCAGAATAAAGATAGTTAAGGCGCGCGGAGGGACAGAGTTGACAAACCTTAATATATTCACAGGGGCCAAATTTCGTGATGCACTGTGGCGTGTGCATGGGAAAGTAACCGCGTGCATGGTGATAGAGGAAATCTGACGCGATGTTGAGGATGTTCTCTTGCCATGCATCAAGGACTTCGGGGTCATAGGGGACTCGAAAACGGGAGAATTCGTTTCCCTTCCCTTTGATTTTGGCTGGTTTGCGACAAATAAGAGCGTTGATTTCCACGCCGGAAACTGGCTTGCCAAGAACTCGTTGAAGGGAGAAGCAATAACCTTGCATCTGGCTAGAAGTTGGATAAGGCTCAGCCATGTAGTCTCCGCCAACTGAGGAGGTCTTATGGTCCATAACAAAAATGCGACCATCTTGGAGTTGGATGCCAAGGTCAATGCGGCCTATCCAAACAATTTTCACGGCCCCAACTTGCCCAAGCTGAATTGCGAAGGAACGTTCAACCAAGGGCTTACCTTCATGTTGGATAAGCTTGAACGATTCTTGCGGCCATTGGAGGTTGTAGCCGCTAATGACATTCTTGGCGAAGGCTCTGGTTCGATATTCGTCAACCTTAAGCCGCGATTCCATTGGTGCATAGCAGAGGTCAATGATCTGGTGCTGTTTCACCACGCACTCAGGAGGAAGGGATTGGTCTAGGGGATAGTAGAGATAGCGGAACTTCATGCAGAGATGGATGACTTCACCCATGAAGAAGGCGGAGTTGAAGGTTCCTACTCGTTTTCGAACTACAGCATACTCTGCTTTACGAGGACAAACGGTGAAGTTTTCGAGCCTCGAATTGTCTATGAACAAGGTGTTATCTATCAGTTGGAGTGCTGGAAGTTGTTGAATTGTTTGTTCATTCATAATGGGTCATTGAAATAGAGGACCACTCGTCCATGTTTTTGTGGAACAGAAAGTTGAAGGTCAGGATACCAAACGGTTGCTTCAATGGTTCTATCTGGTAGATTCATGACAGGAAATCTCTTCACAAACCATTGTGGCATACAGTCTCGTTTGAAATGTTGCCACCATGAACGTGGAGTTCCTTTGATGGTTATTGTTTTTTGTCGTTCTCCAAGGACAAGAGCACGAAGTTGGAAAACTAAATCATCGGTGAAGTTCTCGGCATATTGGTAAAAATCTGCTTGGTAAGTTGCAAGATGCTTACGAAGCTTGCCTTGCATCATTAGTGGAATTATTTCCAAGTCTACTTTGGTCATGTTGAATTTGTTTTTGTTGACAAGTTGGACAAAGTCCTGTGGTTTGGTAAGTTTTTGATGATTGGAGAGTTGGAAAATGGCCTACATCTTGTCCGCAGCCGTGTGGAGATGGGAGACAGAGGCCGCGTTCAATGTAAATCTTCTTTAGGTGGAATGGGTGCATTATGGTTTACTATAATTAACTTCCACAACTTTATAACTTCTCTTACCACATCGAGAACAAGTTCTAAAATTCACACGAACACCTTGAAATTGACCATTATCTAGTCCATGTGGATATCCTTTCTTGTCATGGACACCAACAGCACAGAGAAGCTTTAGTAATTTTTGTTTAATCATAACTTTAGATATTCTCCCACATCAACTTTCGCCACAACTTCCTTCTTCACCTTCGCTCCCTTCGTCTCCTTCACCAACTTAGCCCTTAGACTTTGCTGGCTTAACCTTAGCGTTTGCAGCTCCCTTACGAACTCTCTCCTTTGCTCCACTGTCATCTGTCCCACCGTTACTCCCAGCATCTCTAACAATGGTAGGTCGTTCGGTGTCTGAGTCGAGGACGAAGGAATTTCTGCGTTCAATGATGGCTGTGAATCGGGCGAGGTTTTCGGGGCTGTAGTAGTTGATTCCTTTTGATCTGAGTTCATCGGCAAGGGATTTGACATAAGATGCGATTAAGCGTTGTTTGGTTGAAATTCCGGGACTAACGGATTGGATTGTGTTAATGTCATCAAGGAAGACGCGAGCGAAGAGTTGGACGCTAGGTTTGTAGATGGAGTTTTCATGGGGATCGGGGAGACCAATTTTTGGTTCCTCTTGTTTGGTTTCAGGGGGCGAAGGGAGTTCGTTTGGTTTTGTCATAGCATTATTATGAACCCTCGATCATCGTTGGTGACTCCAACGTCGAAGGTTTTGGTAAGGTTGAGAACCTCCTCGATTGGAAAGTTCTTAATTTTCACTGGTTTGTTAACTACTTTGGTGTGGATAAGGATTGCACAGGCGACGATTTGTTGAGGGATGGGGCGGTCAAGGGTGCAGAGGAAGTTGTCTTTGTCGCCTTGGACGTCTTGTGGACCTTGGACCGCTTCGAGAGCCTTGGTGCCTTTCTGACGAACCACAACCATACCTGCTTTGGTTGTAACTTCCAATTCGGGCCAAATTGTTTTAAGTCTTTCAAGGTCAACTGGAGAAGTCCAGTTATATTCGATGAGGGAGGAAACTGCATCTCGTAGGCGACATGAAAAAGTTGTTGAGGCAAGGCCAACTTCTTGCGGGTCAAAAGAACACGCTTGCGGATAGTGCGCGACGATTGCTTGAAGTGCTTTTTCATAACGGCGGAACATTTTTTCGGATTTGTGAGGGGGAGGTTGAGGGTTCATATTAGAAAGACCAACACAAGGGAGCTAGGCATTTCACATCAATGGCTTATATTACCGAATTTATACGGCATGTCGTCAACCAGTCCTTTGGTTCATGGTGAGCCACGCGGAGTGTTGGTCCAAAGTTCATTCAAATTTCAGTTGTGCGTCTGGAAAAACCAACGTCTCACCATCACTAGCCCTCTCTGCCACCAAGAATCTTGGCGTTGTCGAATGACGGATTGAACTAGCTTGGATTTGAATTTTCGTGTCATTATTCGGGTCCCAAATCCACCAAGTCAAGTAGCGAATATGCGATTTGCTTGGCTTGGCGACGTTCGGCGCGGTTTGGTCCTGTTCTTGCTTTTGGCTTTGGTTGTCCTTTGCGAGGACTTTTCCCAACTCCACATTCAATGCGCTCATATGTTGATTGTTGTGTTTTGTAATAGACGTTTGGGTCAAGAGAAACTTTTGGATTGTAGCTCCTTGGTTTAGGGTCAAGCTGGTCAAAGCTTGGAGGGGCAGTGATGGTTTGGTAAGGAGCCATAAGACAAATTCAATGATTGAAAATGTGCTGCTTGGCTCGAATGTAGCTCCCACAAGCCGACGCGGGAGCTAAGCAATAAGCGTCAAACGCTGGTCGGTCTCCGCTATTCTTATTGCTTATGTGCTTCATTCAATTCCTGCACTTCGGAGTTCACCAAGCAGCACAAATGGTTTAGGTTATTTGAAGGACTTCAAGCAAATGACAGCCGGTGTTGCTCAACTTGTCGTTGATTTCACTCAGATCATAGGTGTCAATATGAGAGTCCAACTTATCTTCTTCAATATCGTCTTGCAATGCGTCATCTCGTAAGAGTTCACGCACCTTCTCAATTTGAAGTGCCGCCAAGCTTTCGTTCTTTGCTTCAACTTGACGTAAGGTGAGGCTATCGTCGCCTTCTTCTGCCCAACCAACTACGTATTTCATAATTTGTTCTTTCAAAAGGCTAGGTGGACATGTGGCTCCCACCTAGATTGGGCCGAAAGATAACCAGAGTTAACTAGCCCCGCCACAACACCCAAGGTTTTTCTTAGGCTTCCACCATTGCGGTATATTGTCCCGCAAGCTTCTTGTTTTCCTCCGCGCGTTTGCGAGCCTCGTTCAAGCTGATTGCCTTGCCAAGAGACTCCCGCGTAGCTTCGACAACAATACCTTTGTTGCCAGCTTCTGTGAGAATCTTTTGGAGTGCAGCGGCGACAGCGGTGGCTTTGTCCGCACCAGCTGCAATAATCTGGTCCGCAGCGTCCAAGTAAGCCTTCGCGGTCTTCTTTGGCTGCATTGGTCCGCGCTCCGAGGCCGATGCGTCGAACGGAATTTGAGCGGCGACTTGGTCAGCCAGTTCCTTGAAGGAGCTTGGTTCCTGGCCGAGCTTGGCACAGACGCGAGCGAAATAGTCGCCTTCGGTTTCTGTGTATTTCTCGACCACGCCATCCTTGTCCTTGGTGGCTTCGCGTTCGATTCCAGTTTCTTCCTCGATACCTTTGATCGCGGGGATGTTGTTCGCAGGGTCTGCATCCTGTCCATGCAGGAACACAGGACGAAAGACCGCGAGCCAACTGCGATAGACTACATTGTTAATCGCTTCGCGGAGACAGGCATCAACGTTTGCGTCGCCTTTTGCGTTTTCGTTGAATTCTTCATGCGTTGCAGGAACAGGAACTTGGATTTCAATTCCAAGTGATTTGAACGGTTTTGTTGTCATAACTATTTGAATCCAGTCGGGAGGAAACGAACCCTTTGCTGAGCTTTTGGTTCAGGAAGCCGCATCCTGTTTCGTTGAAATTTGAGTCAACGAGTCTCATTTTGGTTCTACGCCAAAAGTTTTAAATTTGTTAGGAAACAAAACGCGACAAAGCTTCTCGCAACGTTTAGTTGAAGATGAATGAGCTACTTCAAAGTCATCCAACAATGCACTTATTTTGTATTTAGGATGTAATAATTTTACATATTCCTGTCGTTGTTCCGGAGTTAGCTTCTTCTCCAACTCATGCACCGCGTTGAGGTCGTTAGGGTAGTCGGGAATATAGTCAACCCATTTTAGTGACTGTTGCCCCATTGCGCCAAGCATGTGGTGAGGCCCGCCAGTTTTCCACACTTCTTGTGAAGTGTGCATCCACCCATCCCACTCCGCCAACGCAATCCGCTGTTCTTTTTGTGTCATATTAGGTTAAAGTGATTCCATTGACAAGCGTCGCGGTCCTACCGAGCGCATCGGAATAGACTATATCGTAGGTTCCTGCTGCGATGGTTCCGGGATATTCAAAGGTGATGTTGGTGCTTGAGTCAACCTTGGCAAGCATGTCAATGGAGTTGATTTTAATGACTGCTGTGGGATCAAAACGAGTGCCGATTAGTTTGCAAGCAAGGATTGTTGCGTGAGCGATTGACGCATGGTTGATGCTGGTGATTGTGGGAGCAAGCATGGTGATTGAGGAAATGTCACCAACGTCAAACATTCCTTTGATTGCGTTGAATTGGGTTGTCGCATCAGCAGCATTGTCGTAGGTTTTGACAACATCTTGTCCAGGATAGGTGAAGATTAGCTTGTTGCTCTCTTGACGGACTTGGAGGACAAGATAGAGGTTGATGACATTAAGCTTGTCATCGAGGATGTATTTGGGAGTGGCCATAGGTTAATGTGTTGCAAGCCAGCCAAGAATCAATACTCCGCAGAACAAAGCTGAGCAAATGAACCAGAAGTAGATGAGTTTGAGTTGTGGTTTCATCATAAGTTATTTGGTTTTGAATCCATTTGAACTTCAACAAAATTTGGAGTTGAATCGTCAACTCCAAAGCCAACGAGATAATAAGTCTCATTGAAAACTGGGTTATATGCTCCAACTTGTGCATCCATTGGAAAATGTTGCAATGCTTCAATTGTTTCTTTAACAGTCATAAGTTTTTCAAATTCGACCCGCAGGGAACTTCCTTGAGGAACGAGCACCTCTCCCTGCGGGTCTTGGTTAGCATGACGGCTCGTTAGATTGTTACTTGATGGAACGTATGCGTAGTGCTCGAAAACACAAGCATCGTTGGTTTTGGTTGAACAACCTTCTTGCTCCAAGAGCGGAGTTCTTTGTGAACTTCTTGGAAGGCTTGACAAACTACGCGGTTGGCATTAGCTGCCACGAAACGGCGAACTTCGTCTCGGGTGAATTTGAGTTTGCGTCCATTTCCAGTTCCATCGCACTTCGTAGCTCGAGGAACAATTTCAATGGTTGAATTTGTTTTCATATTTCAAGTTCAATTAGAAGTTTAGCAACGTCAATTGTTCTTCCTTTCTTTTGACTCTCTTTAACAGGCGTGCCGTCTGTGAAGGAGACAACGGCATCTTGTTGCTCTGGATTAAACCAATCAAAATGTCCTTGACAGATTTCGCCTCGTTCGTTCTCAAGGTAACAGAGAATTCCATTGGTGGCAAGAACGAAACCTCTAAGGTTCGGCAGGCCATTGATGGAACCAAGGCAGGGCTTGGTGAGTCGCCAGTTGTCGAATTGGCGATGTTGGAGCTTGTGCGCGAGGAAGAATTCGTGCACGGAGTGGTATGGATTTTGTCCAAGTTGGATTTGCATGTCATGCTATTTCTTTCTAGTTTGGCCACCAAGGATAAGCTCGCAAGCTGATTAGCTCGCCAGCTTTCCACCACTATAAACGAAAAGCGGACCAGAAGCAAGCAAGCTTTTCTGCTTTGGAGCTTTCCTTAGTTGGCTTTGTTTGCTTAAAGATTGATATAGTTCGCATCTTGCCCACCTTCCGGAACACAAAGAGTCAACTTAATCTCTCTAGTTCCAACTGGAAGATGTCGACGATCGACATAGATACTCGATGCGATTCCAAACTCATCCTGCGACGAGAGGACCGGCTCAAACACTACTAAGTGCTTGCAGTCTTTTTTGAATTTGAAAGTTTGAGTTATTTGTTTCATGCTAACTCCATCATTGATGCAACCAAGTTCGCGATTGGAACCCTGCTCGCCCTTGGCTTGCGTTTGTTGTTGTTTTGCTTTGTTCCCCCATCCGCTCGACGCGGAAGATGACGCCCGGTTTCCTCCCAATGGATTTGGTCGAGTTCATCGAAGTATTTGACTCGAAGAGCTTTCCAATGGTCGGATGCGGGTGAGAAGTAGCCGTGGCCCCCGAAGGTCGCTAAGCCATCTAACACACCAGCCAAGGCCGAGTTGCCTGTTGAGGCAACTGGACCTTGGAGATGCTGGCTATGAGTGATTTGCCAGATTTTGTTCATGCTTCGGAAATGATTGCGTCTGGGAAAATTGTATGCACATGTTTGATTTTACGTTCAGCTTCGTTCAAATCCATGTGCCACGCGGTTTTCCTATTTGGGGTGAATTCGTAATTACTACCGTCGAAAGAGTCTAAGTAAAACTCCTCGTCGAGACTTAACTGAATTAGGAACTTTGAATTCATAACTATGCTAACCTTTCTTTTAATTGTTCAACTCTCATGCTAACTCAACCAAACTGGCCCTTTTTCTGGCCTGCCTCAATATATCACAAATCAAGCCACATGCAAGCATTAGTTGGCCTTTGTGAGCGATTGTTGGCTCCGAGGCCCAAGCTGGCCGCGCTCCCAAACAATCCCCAACTCTCCCAAACCTTGGCATGAGTCTTGCTTCCCTGAAAACAATTTCAATGATTGAATTTGTTTTGCTAGAGCTGAATGACAATCCATGCGGTGATCTTGGCGATTAGTTGTGAGGCTTAATAATCTCTATCCTTGGTTCAAGCGAAACTTGAACTGGCTCTTGGGCGCTAGGTTGTCTCGCTTCGCTCGCGGTGATTTCTTGTTTAACTCCATTGATGTAACAAAATTGGACTTTTGGTTTCTTTGACCAATTATCTTGCCAATCTTTTACATTCTCTCCTTGAGTTCCTGCGTAAATATGGCTTGGGTTCACGCATCTAATATCATCACAAGTGTGACAGTGCCAATATGGATGTTTAATCTTTCCTTTGTATATTGTGAACAAAAGATTAGCGACTTTCCAAAACTTGCCACGAAAGGTTGTTGTTGGATAATGGTTTCTTTCCATCGATGGTTTGTAATACCAGCAACCATTTTCTTGAACTTCAAGCTTATTTCTTAACTTCATTCCTTCCTCTAATGTTGGTTCAATCTTTTCATTCCACTCTATCCTATTTGTTTGATCTGGTATTTGTTCTTCATTTCTCATAACTCATTATTTCATTGATTGATTGATCTGGTCGGTTGATTGATGCGTCGAAGCAGCCTGCGAAGGGAGGGAGAATATTATGAGACCGGGTTCCATATGTATATGAAAAAAAAAAAATTAACAATAACAAAGGGTTCCACCCTTCTGTTCCTTTTCATTTGTCAAATTAAAATTGTCATAAGAATATTCATAAGCTTCTCAGCACCTAAGCTTGACGCATTCATGCACCAACCTTGCATATCTATCTATGAATGTCAATAAGCTTCTAAGCTTGACAACTTGGGAGCTGGTTAGCTTGGCTGCTTTCTAGCTTATCCTTTGAAGCCAAGGTTAGCACTTGAGGCACGTTAACGGGTAGCGACGCCTTTGTTCGAGCCGCGTGCCTGTCATCCAGCTTATAGCGGAACTTAAAATCCTTGGTTGAAGTTGAGCGGAACTAGAAGCCATTTTATAGCGATTAACAAATAGGCCACAAAACAAAAAAGGGGAGTCAGGAGCCACTTGGCTCCCAACTCCCGCTTTGCTCTCTATTGGACGCTGGCCATCAGGTTGGCCGCGAGCGCCGTAGCTTTGGTCTTCTTCTCGCTGAACTTGGCCTGCTTCCGCGCGGAGCTGTTGCTCCCATACGCGCAGCACTCTTGCATTGCGGCCAAGTCCTTGGGATCAGCCTTTTGGATTTTCAGCATGGTCGTGGCCGTGATTGCACCACAAACATTCTGGTCCCACTTTGGCTCCGTGATCTCGTTCTTTTCACAGATTTGATCACAAACCGAATCCCACAAACCACGAACTGCTTCCTTTGTCATCATAATGCTAACCTTTCTCTCTCCCTCGCAGAGCGGGCGATTGCCCACAATTCCCGCGAGGAAATCGCATGACGCAGAAGCTTTTGTCAAAGCGCGGCGAGAGGCATGAATCCCCTCAACCATAGCCCGAAGCGCCCTATCCTGCCTTGCCGACCCTTCCCCTGCCAAAAGGGGTTCCCTTCCCCAAGGGGGTTCGAGTTGGCCTTTTTTATCTCCTTAACCAGATTTTTCAAATTCAACTTCCACTTGTCATGGAGAAAGGAGAAGCTGGGAAGCTGGTTGACGTTGGACTAGGGCTATGCTATGTTGCTTTATGGTTGAAGTGCGGGAGAGCTTGGGAGCGGGTGAGCTGGAGAGCTTGCGCTTGGTTGAGAAACTAGAGCCAAGTTTTCAAGTTCAACTGAGGGGTGTGGTTAAGGTTTCCTTGGCGAACGAGAGCCAAGGGGAGCTTGGTCCACGCGCGATTCTTGTCATGAAGCAAGCGGAGTTGACCCAATGTCCGAAGAAATAACATTGCTTAAAGTGATGAGTGAGGGAAGTTCCCGTGACGGGCGCGCGGCGAATACGCGTCGTGAGAATCAGGGTGGTTTGGTTAATGGCCGACCAAACCCTCAAGCTTTTGTGAACGACTCGATTAGTCAAAGCTTGGCGGACCAATACATGAGGGACGCACAAGCCCTCCATGGCCCAAAAGTTCCAAATCTTGCCATTGACCATGAGAAAGCGGAACATCGGCTGATTCTCATGTATAAACTTCGCGGGGATTCAAACCGCGAAATCGCCCAAAAAACTGGTTACTCCGAATCTTGGATTAGCCAAGTTACCCGCCAACCTTGGTTTCAGCAAAGGTTGGTTAACTCCCTTGAAGAAGTTGAAGGTGAAATTCTGGATGAAATCGTCAAAGTCGAAGCAAAGAACTCGGTATTCAAGCTGGTCCAACTTCGAGACACAGCGAAATCAGAGCAAGTCCAACTTGGCTCCGCTATTGAACTCCTTAATCGTCACCTTGGAAAGCCTGTGCAAAGAACTGAAACCACTGCTAATGTCTTCCATGTCTCTGCAAAACTTGGAGACATTGACAAACAGCTTGCGGAAGTTGAAGCGGAGGAACAAAGGCTTTTGAGAAATGGTTCCACGATTGAGCCGACCCGCGAGGCCGCCGAGGCCGAGTTGCCAATCCCCCGTTAATTCTAATGCTAGAACAAATTCAATCGTTGAATATGTCCCAGGGGGAGATGGCGGCGTTGAAGTTGCGCAAGCTCAGACTAAAGCAAGCGCGGGTTGAACTTCTCCGTAGATTCGGTCTTCTCTCTTACAAACCACATGCAAAGCAGGACAAATTTCACGCGGCTGGTTCATTTCGTCGTCGTATGGTCCGCGCCGGGAATCGTTTTGGAAAGAGTCTTATGGGCTGCGCCGAGGACATTTCATGGGCACTTGGTCATCGCCCTTGGTATCCTGATGGTGATGTTCGGCGCACAGTGGGCATTCCGCAAGGACGGCCGACTAAGGGATTGATAATCACTACCGATTTTGATGTGGTCGATGAGGTCTGGACTTCTCAACGTCGAACGCCTCCGGGTAAAATTTGGCAGTTAATCCCGCCAGATTTTGTGAAGCGTGCCGAGCGTAACTCATCTGGAACCATCGACCACCTCTATTGTCAAAATGGTTCCTCGATCACTTGGAACACTTGTAAAAGCTGGCAGAACGATCCGCAATCTCTCGAATCCACTGACTGGGATTGGATTCATGTTGATGAGCCATGTCCTCAAGACATGTGGAAAGCCGCTTCACGTGGCCTTATTGACCGTGATGGATACGCTTGGTTCACCCTAACTCCCCTCCGCGAGGTTTGGATCAATGACATGTTCTTCCCTCGACGTTACAAAGAATCCCCGGACAAAGAAGTTCAGAAAGGAAACAAATGGGCAATTCAGGGAACGATCTATGACAACCCCTACCTATCCAAAGATGCCATTGCAGAGTATGCCGATTCGCTCACTAATGATGAGAAGCAATGTCGCCTTTTTGGACTCCCTCTTGAACTTTCAGGCCTCATCTACAAAGAATTCGACTATGACCGTCACGTCCTTTCTCAGGTGCCCAAGGAGTGGAAGGACTATAATCTTCCGCCGGACAATTATTGCTTATATTACGCAATCGATCCACACCCGCAAACTCCCCACGCGGTTCTTTTCTGCGCAGTTTCCCCTTTTGGTCAGAAATTCTTCTGGTCAGAGATTTTTGAACACACGGTGATTTCGAATTTGTCTCGAATGATTCACAACCGCATTGACCTTCGCAATGTTCGCGTGGCCCTTTGTGACCCCCTTGCTTATATCAAGGACCCAATTACGGACACCACAATTGCTTCTGAGTTTGAGAAGAATGGCATCTTCTTTGACAAAGCCACCAAGGATTTGTCCACGGGAATCCTCAAGGTCAAAGAAGAACTCACCAAGGAAAACAACCTCTACTTCTCCCCTCGACTTGAAGAAACCCTTTGGGAGTTCGAACGCTACATGTGGGACGAGAAGGAGAACAAGCCGATGGACAAGGATGACCATATGATGGAAAACCTTTATCGCATTCTCTTGTGCGAGCCTCGTTGGGTTGATCGAGCCGCGATGACAAATATTGCGGTGGACGATGTTGAGGTTGGTAATGAGTATCAGGACGACTATTCCTATCTCAACGATCGCAAACTATGAGTGCCTATATCTCAACCTCCACAGTTTCCCTTCCTCTCAACAAATGGACAAAGGTCACCTTGAATCTAGCTGGTGACAACTCGCCGCAAGCTTTTGGTCTAGCGGCCGTTCATGCACAGATAATTTTGGTTCGTGCGGATGATGCTAACACTAAGGATGTGTATTTTGGTCCAAATTCAAATGCGGACTTTGAACACATTGGACCTGGTGGGACTTATCGAATTGACGCTCCGCATCTCCAAAAGATCAGTCTTGGAGACTGGTTTGCTCGATCGAATGATCTAGTTGCGGTCAACCTAACCTTGACATATGTTTAAGAAATTCAATACAATAGTGGCCACCTTGCTTGTCTTGGTGGGTGTTTCAGTGTTCGTTTATGCGCAGAACTCGCATAATTCAGCAACATATATTCCGCAGAGTTCTGGCTCAATCACCGCGCAGCAACTTCCGCCGAACACCGCGATGGTGGACGTTCAAAATACTTTCACTCTTGGTTTGGGTTCAAGCTTGAGCAACGGCCTTGCTCCCCAAACAATTACTGGAGGTTCGGCAAGCGCAGGTGGTTTAAATGGATGGGCGTGGACAAATACTGCGGCGTATAATGTCAATGTTTATGTTGCACCAACTAATGCCCTTGTGAATGCTATAGTTGGCTTGATGGGAAGCACTTGCATTATGTCGAACACGACTACAGTTCCATACAATCTTCAACCCGGTGAATGGCTTGGTCTCTCAAATGTGGTCCGAATCGTAGTCAAACCCTGGTAACACATGCTCGCTACCGCACCACAATCTCTTGCTCTTGGTCAGCTTGGGTCATTGTTCATCAATGATACGAGTGCACAAACTGGTCGTTGGGGACGGATTTATTGCATTTCTGCTTGTGGTTTCACTTTGTTAACTTCCTCAACAATGAGTGGAACCTTAAACGCACTAACCCTCGCGGCTGGTATGGAAATCCAAGGAATCTTCACCGCGATCACCCTCAACGGTGGCTCGGTCATCGCTTACAACGCATGATTCTTTTCGTGGGTTCAATTGTGGTTATTCGGGCTGGTGGAGGAGCGGGAAGTGAACCTCCTCCACCACCGACAAATTATCTTCTTGATGAGGATGGTAACCCCATTTTGGACTCCGATGGACATAAAATTGTGGTGCCTCAATGAAAAAACTATTTCTTCTTTTCTGGGTTCCCACGGCGTTTGGTGCGGATATTGTGATCACAAATATCCCTCATTCGACTTCGGTGGCTCCTACTGACTACGTGCTTGGCTTGACAAATGGCGCGGCCGGAAAAACGCGTCTTATCCCTGTTTCCCAACTTCTAGGAGGTGTTACAAATGGGTTTGTGAAAAAAGCTGGGGATACAATGACTGGGCCATTAAACATAAACACTATAAACCTTGCAGACGGAAGTTCGTTTATTAGTCTTTCTGGAAAACGTTTTGATGATGGTAATGGAAATACTTTACTTGATATCGGGCAGAAGTTATTAAACGATGCGAGTGCAACCACTTCTATTGATTGGCAAAGTCGCACGTTGAAAGACCAAACTGGAGCAACTGTTTTAGATTGGAATAATGGGATAAGTGGACTAGGACAGCCAACGTTTGGGACTCAATTTACAACGGATGGCACAAAGACTAATTTAGCGAACCTATTGTTGCTTACAACAGTTAATGCGACAACCGCAAACTTGACAAGTGTTGTTTTTCAATCTCTATCTCCATCGACAATTTTAGGTTTGAACGGAAGTAAGCAAGCGATAGGTTTAGTAATTGGTAGCGGACTTTCCTCTGATGGCACGACGTTAACTGCGACAAGTGGCGGCGGCTCTGGTATCGCTACGACGAATGGCTTTGGCACTAACACGACATTTTACAGCACGGGCGGTAATGCTGCGATCACGACTACAGGCGGAACGTCTAACTATCTAGGCGGGACAACCGTTATAGCAGCACTGGTTGGGCAAGGCAGCAACTACGCTTCTTATGCGGTGGGAAACCCCGGCCCCACCCTTGGTAATTCTGGTGTCGCGCTTGTGTGGCCGACGACGACCCCAACCGTAGTATTGGCCCAAACAGGAACATACGCGCTTCGATCTTGCGTCACGGCGAAATACACGGGAGTCACATATGCCGGGGCGCAAACAATGCAATTTTATTTGGTGAAGACAAACGGGGGTGGAACAAGTCCGCTTGGTTCGAGCACTCGAAATATAGAAGTTCCTGTGCTCACGACCTTCACTGGCGGCGACACGGTTCCACTGCCGGAGATAATTTACAACGCTACGGCAGGTGATGGCATATCGCTATTTGGTGACGTGAGCGCCACGCCAAGCGCAGGCAGCATCGTAGTCACCGATGCTGAAATAATTGCCATTAAGCTTCACTGATGAGACGCCGTGAGTCCATAATAAAATCCGTCAAGATCATCACGGGCCTAATCTTCGTGCCGAAGTTGATTCGTGCTCAGGTTCAACTCAGCAACGCGCAGTTGTCGAATACGCAAGTATTGCCAGTGAGTAGTGGTGGTTCGCCTTGCACAACGCTACGGGATACGTTTGGCACTAGCAGCGGCAACTTGTGGGATAACACGACCTATCTCTATTTTGCGTCGTCGTTCGATGCCTCTGCGTCCTACCCAAATTGCACGCAGATATGGAGCTTCAAACGCACGGGCAATCCCCCCGGAACGGTCAAGGGGGCTATTTACGACAACGCTACCGACCGGCCCGGAAGCATCGTGGGGACGGCTGGCGACACAGTGAACGTCTCAACGATAGGCACGTCTCAGGGCGACATTACGTTGCCAAACATTGCAGCCAGCCTGACGAACGGAACGCACTATTGGGCGATGGCGATATTCAGTGTGGCGGGCATGGACGCCAGCAACAAGATTGAGGGCTACTACGGATTTGATGGGATTGCGACTCATGAGGATTGGGTATCTACAAACGGCAGCACATGGGCCAAACTGGAAGGCAGTTCGGGGTTCAAGGGAGCGGCTTATTCAACATGAGATTCGCGCTTTTACTCCTACTCCCGATGGTCGCCAGCGCGCAATACAACGTGACGCACTATCAGACTTTCAGCGGCGGCACTCAGGGCGCGGCGGTTACGGCGGCGACGCTGACCAATGGCCTTGTCGGGGCTTCAATGGCGTGGGCGGTTGTGAATCAGAACAGCGGCATGACGTTCGACACAAACCATTTCGTGCCGATGATCGGGGCTATCACGGTTAACGGGGTGACGACGAACGCGATGGTGAACGGGTTTGCCATGAAGGTGAACAGCGCAGAGACGCCAAGCGTTTACTTCACAGCGACGCCGCAGTATCAGACAACCTCGATGTCTATAGGCTGCTGGCTAGTTACGGACTTTCCCGACGACGTGCTAGAGAATCACGATTTCTTTACCGTCCAAGGCGGTGGGGTGGGACAGAACTCTTTCGTCAACCCGCCGTGGTATGGGGATCAGGCGACCACCCTCAAACTGCTTTGGGAGGCGTGCCCCGGCTCGCCGGTTGTCAGTGACTCGATTCTATTTCACGGCGGGCTAACGAATCGCTACTGGATAACCGAGGGATACAACATCGGAAGCACTAATTGGAATTTCGTGTCGATATACCTCAACGGCACGAATCTCGTAGGCACGATGAAGACCAACTACAACATGCCGCAACTTGCGCTCTATGGGGTTGTCGGCTCACATTCGACAGGAAGTTATCCATCGAGCACAAATCACTTTTGGTTCAGCAACTTCGTGATGAACACGAACGGCGTGTTTCCATTGTTGCCGGGAACTCCTAGTGTGGCGGCAAGCACAACGCTGAACGTGACGACGTTGAATGTGGATAGGATAACATCTCAGCAGCCATGACCCTTCATGTCAGCATACTAATAAAATGAAAAAACTAATTCTTCTTTTCCTTCCTTTGGTTGGTTTAGCACAACCAGTAATTACGCCAACTCCTTTCACATTAAATTGGATTGAACGTTCAAGAGATGCTCAAGTTGCCCGTGCAAGACTTGGTTTTTCGACAAATGCTTTTAATCAGTTCACAATAATTGCCTCGAATACGTTAGCAGCAAACCTCACAACGTTTTCAGGAGGAACATTTAATCACTATCCTGCTCTTGCAACAGGAAATGCTTATACTGCTATGTATGTTCGAGACACCGCAATGGCAATTCGTGGGGCAACTGATTTGGTTTCGGTCAGCTTATTGTCCAACATTTGCGTAACTCTTAAATCTCTCCAACCAAATCGAAATGGAATGGACGTGGGTTGGGATTCGTTTATTGATTTCACGTCAAGTCTTGGATTTGGTGGGTTTCAGCGAAGTGAGTCCGATCTTTGCTATGAGTATGTTGATTTAACCTACTCCTATTATCAAAAAACAACTAATCTTTGGGCGTTCACAAATGCTTTTTCTGCAATTACAAATGCTCTTTCGTTCTACCAAATTTCGAACCATTTAGCTTACACTTATTTGCGTTCTCCAATAACTAATCAAACTGGTTGGGGCTTTGAAGATTCAGTTCTTGAGTATGGTTATATTCTAATGCCAAGCGTTCTTCGCTATCGAGCTTACTCTCAAATTGGAGAAATGATGAACGCTTGGGGTAAGGATGGTTCAAGTTATACTAATGAGTTACCTTTCATAACAACAAACTTGCAAACATATTTGTGGGATGGCAATGTTGGACTTTTTAAAACCTGCACTATTCCTGCCACGAATGCTTGTCATAATATTCCGGGAAGTGCCTATGCCGTTGTGGTTGGTTGCGTTCAATCAAACGTTTCTTATCAAATTAGTCAATGCCTTCTTGACCTCTATGCTGACCGTGAGTTTCGTCATGGGATGACCCGACATTTGAAAATGCCCGAGTATTTTGGTGCTGGAACAACCAATGCTCAGCCTTTTAGTGCTGGATTAAGTCCAAACGACACTTATCAATCAGGTGGCTATTGGCCTCTTTTTACTCCTTGGGTGGCTCGTGCAATGGCAAATTTAGTTCCGGAAGCTGGAGATCGGTTCATGCAGGAGCTTGCGAGACGGGAAACTTTGATGGGTCCGCTTGAGGATGAGAGTCCTTTGACATGGGCGGGAACTTCCGCGACGGTTGGTTCCGCGAGTTATCTTGCTTCTGCTTGTTGTCCACGTTCCTATTGGACATGCACGAATCGATGAACAAATTCAACCGTTGAAAATGTTATGAGTGATGCTGTAACAATCCAAGCCATGATGTCAGTTCAAGCAGTCTTGCTTGGTTGGATTGGCTATAAACAGTTCAGAAATGCACAAAACATCAAAAAAATCGAAATTGCCACAAACTCCATGAAAGACGCTCTGGTGAAAAAAACGGACGAAGAAGCTTTTGCTCGCGGTGCAAAGTCGGAAACTGATAAAAATGAGACAATTCTTTGAAACTAAAAATTGGAAGACCACCTCGGCTGGTCTCCTATCCTGTTCGGGAGCACTTGTTCATCTTGGTTTTGCAATCGCGCATGGGACTCTAACAGAAACAATGGTTATTAGCGAAATCACCACTTTTATTATAGGAATTGGTTTTATCTTCTCGCGTGACGGGAACAAATCTGACGAGCAAGTTGGCGCAGGAAATAAACCCAACAATAATGGACTCTAGTTATGCATGAACTTAATGACGCAATTTTCTCCCTTATTGCTGAACTAAAAAGCGACAGGGACCAGAGAAGAATCGAGTTTGAATGGTGGAAGGCTCATTCAATACTTGCAACCAAACAAGACCTTCAAAACACAGAACGACGGATTCTGGATGCAATAGCTGGTGTTGGAGGGAAAGATTTGTCAAAACTCACAAATGAGTTGAAAGCATCTGCTGACCCTTTAATTGCCGCGCTTGCAGAACAAAAAAAAACATAGTTATGGCAAATCCAACATTAGATGCCCTCGCGGCACAAGTGAAAACGAACACCGACGCGGAAGCTTCGGCAGTTATTGTCCTTAATGGAATCGCAGGTCGGATTCAGGCAGCGGTTGACGCAGCGATTGCTGGTGGTGCAACTGCGGCCGATTTGGCTCCGGTTCAAACCGAAATCGACTCAATGAAAGCTTCAAGTGATGCTTTGAGTGCAGCGATTGTGGCGGCGACTCCGGCAGCTTAAAACAATCAAATTATGCCAACACCAACAAGTCCAACGTCGACTCCAACCTCTGTTGTAGCGACAACTGCTCCAGTTAAACCAGCGACTCCCGCAGCGGCACCGGTGCCTCCTCCGGGAACAAACATCAAAGAGGAAGTTCATCATGTTCTGAGGACCCTTTCTGAACAACTCACTATTGTCGAAGGCGAAGCAAACAAGCCTACGATTATCCAAGCTGAGTTGCAGAAGGCAATCCATGTCCTTCGTGCGGAACTCACGGACTTCCAGAAGAAAATGGTGCCTAAATGAAAAAACTTAACTTAATCTTGGTGGCATTGGCCTTGTGCTTGATGCCAGTTCTTGACACGGGATGCAAGGGAACGTTAGCGCCAAATGGAGCTTATAAAGATAAGACCCTTTACAATGCCGACGTCCTTCTTGCCACATCCTATTACGTTGTTCACAGCTTCGTGACTTACGAACAGCAAAATCGTGAAGCATTGAAGGCTATGCCACAAATCAAAATCGCGGCGGACTCGATTCGTCAGAGAGCACCAAGTGCCTTTGCAAGTGCTTTTGCGATTCGAGACAAGTATGAAGTCTCCGCGTCAAGCGCCGATGCAACCGCGCTCCAGACTGCTCTGGACGTGATTCGTGCAATGGCCGTGGAAGCAACGAAGCAGATGGCAACACAAATCAAATAATTATGAGTGCAACTTTAGTTGTAACATTGGTCGACGCAGCGGTGGGGCTGCTCGAAAAACTCATTCCTTCCCTCAAAACTGCCTTCTCAAGCGGTGAGATTAGCGTGGCGGACCAGCAGGCTTTGAAGGACAGAATTAACAAACTCCGGTCCTCGGAGGCTTTCACTGGGCCTGAGTGGAACGTGGAGTAATTATGTTCGCCGACATTTCATTGCACACAAGTTCAAACAGTGGAGGGAATTTAGTTAACTCCCTTATTTGGCTTGTGGCAGTTGGAATTGTTTGTTGGCTTCTTTGGTGGTTCATTGACTACGCCAAAGTTCCTGAGCCATTTAACAAAGTCGCGCGGGTGATTGTGGCCTTGGTCGCAGTCATTTTTCTAATCCGCCTTGTGATGAACATTGCGGGTTCACCTTGGTAATCACGGTCAAGTCGAACCATTATGATGCCTTCATATGACGAATTGAAGAAGAAGGAAATCTCACAAGATCACCTTCAACTCCTGAATCATGTGAAGGAGATGGTTCGCCTTTCTCGTGAACACATGCAGAAGAAATACTCTGATTGGGACCATTATGACGAAATCTACCGCGGGATTCGTATGATGGATACGGAGGACAAGAAAGCGAATGAGAAGAAGGAACCAATTAAGATGGTGGTTCCGCTTGGATATGCACAATTGCAAACTTTTGTTGCTTTTTGCTTCACCTTGTTTACCCAAAGAGAATACTTTTATAATTTGATTGGTTCCTCTCCAGAGGACTTTAAGGCTGCGGAGATTGGTGAGGCTCTCCTTCAACGTGATCTTGACCATAACAAGTTTGGAAATTTGCTCTACCAATGGCTTCTCGACATTGGACGATTTGGTTTGGGGATTATGAAAGACCATTGGGTTGAAGAAACTCAAATGATCGAGCAAAACCTTCCACCAAAGACCTTAAGTTTTCTTGGCCTTTCTATGACTCTTCGTTCAGCTAAGACCCAAAAGGTTCCCGCAATCAAGTTTCAAGGTAACAAACTCCAGAATGTCTCCCCTTACCGCTTCTTTCCGGACCCAAGGATTCCTCTTTCTCGGTTTCAGGAAGGGGAATGGGTGGCTAGTGAGGAGGAATATTCGTCTGTAGATTTGAAACAAATGGAAGCGGAGGGAGTGGTTGCTGGAGTGGATTACATTCAACAATTTCGTAACCCTGATGTTCTTCGACGAACGGCAAGGAATGGATTTGTGGATGTTATGACGCAAATGACCTCGGCAATCCGCTCGAATGTCAAGCCGGCAATTATTAACACAGAGATTGTGGCTAAGATTATTCCGTCGAAGTTCAAATTGGACAACAAGCCAATCGGTGAAGAGGATTATCCTGTCAAGTATTTGATCTGGTATGCCAATGATTCACGAATTATTCGTTGCGAACCATTTTCTTATCTCCATGACCAGTTTCCTTATACCCTTGGTGAAATGTCCCCGGATATGAACCATTTCCTCAATTCTGGTCTACTTGAATCCATTGACGAGCTTCAAGATGTGATTTCTTGGTTCATCAATTCTCATGTGCGCTCAGTTCGCCGCACGATTGACAATCAGCTAATCGTGGACCCCGTAGGAATTGTCATGGATGACCTTAAGAACCATCGTCCTGTGATTCGTCTCCAGCCCGATGCCTCACGCTCAGGAGTTGAACGTTGGATTAAACAACTTGAGGTTCGAGATGTGACAGGAAACCACGTCCAAGACGCGGCTTTTCTACAAAAGATGATTGAAACCGTAACAGGAATCAACGACAATCTCCTTGGCCAATTTCATGGTGGGAGGCGCTCGGCCACAGAAGCACGAAACGTAACAGCTTCTGCTGGAAGTCGACTTAAAGTAATTTCGTCCATCCTCTGGACTGGTGCTTTGGAGCCGCTTGGTCGACAGATGCTTTCCAACCTTCGCGACGGTTTGACGGTTCAAACATATGTGCGCATATTTGGAAGTGCAGCTGAGGGCGGCTCCTTTCAACAATTTAAGCAGATTAGTAGGCAGGATTTGGTTGGGGATTACGATTTTGCGGTTTTTGATGGGACTTTACCATCGGAGAAGGAATATAAGGCTGACATCCTTATGCAGCTTGTGGAGATGCTTTTTGGTAATCCAATGGCCATGCAACTCCTTGGCCTTGACCCAAGGATGATTGTTATGGACATTCTCCGAATGAAAGGTATCAAATATCCTGAACGTTATTCAATCCAAAACAACCCTCAAGCAATGGCCCAAATGTTGCAAATGCAACAAATGACTCAACAAAATGGACAACAAAATGGACAACCAAACGGAAACCAAGCCCCAGTTCGGGGAAATGGAAACGTTGGAAAAGCTCCGGCTTCTCAACGAATGGATGCGGCACCCGGTAACGATTTACTTGCTGGCCTCGTTAGAGGCGGTGGCGAGTAGTGGAATGACTTTGGTCTTTGATGGAGAGATTCCGGGATTACTTGATGAAAAATTTTTACTTCGCGAACAAATCATTGGTGAGGTTCGCGGGCAACGTTGGTTGATTCGACGAGTCAATAGCGAGATAACAAAACTCACCGAGCAAATAAAAGAACCAAATGCTAAACGAACTGACACAGAGGCTGTTGAGGAGTCCTGACAGCCAAGAAGGTCAAGGCGCTGGTGGCGGACAAAGCCAAGGTGCCGGGGCACAAGAAGGACAGCAATCACAAACGGCTCAAGAGATTTTTGGTCAAGAGGGCCAAGGTAAAGCTGGAGAACAAGGCCAGCAAGGGAAGGAAGGACAGGCTACTGGAGGTCAACAGCAGCAAGTTCCGGGTCAGCAAGGAGGTGGTGCTGGAGGACAGGCCACGCCACCTCCTGCGATTTCGTTAGACGCCGTAAAAGCACTGATGCAAGAGATGCGTCAAGCTCCGCAAGGGCAACCACAACAGCAACAGCTTAGTGAAGAAGAATTCAATAAGATGTTCAATGTTGTCAAGCCCACAGCGGAGCAGTGGCAGGCGGTTCGTGGTGACGATCCAGAAGCTGCTCTCCGAGCACTCACAGACCTCCTTCATGGTTCCGCGAAGCAAGCTGCCACGTTAGCAGCCTTCCACACTATGCAAGAGGTTCAAAAGATTCAACAGATGCTACAGCCTGCGTTGAAAATGGCGCAAGCACAGGAACTCAACCAAATGAAAGAAGAGTTCTTCGTAGCCTACCCAAATTTGAAGGGACTAGAGCCATTACTGATGCAAATTCGTGATAGCTTCATTGTTCAGAAGCGCATATTTGACACCAAGGAAGCCGCCTTCAAAGCCGTTGCCGAAGAAGCTCAGAACTTGCTAAGCAAGATTCCGGGTTACCAACAAGGCGGCAACTCAAATGGTGCGGGAGGTCAAAGTGGCCAACCGCAAAAACAGCAACAAGGCCGTCAAATGCCTACCCTTTCGGGTAAGGGCCAAGGCGGTGGTGCGGGTGGATCTGGTTCGGCAGGTCCAAAATCGACAGCAGAGAAGATTTTTGGTCCGCGCTAGTTGCTAGTTCAGAAAGCTAGTTATGGCAATACTTGGTCTCATTGGTTCGGAGTCGCTTTCGACTTA